GTACGCGGCGGGCCCCCGGCCGCAGGCACGGGGGAGGGGTGTACCCCCGGGGTGTCGGCGTCGCAGTGCCTCGCCTCCCACTACCCCTCGCACCCGCTGAGATCCACGCTGCGCCAACGAAAACGGCCGCACCCCGTAGGGTACGGCCGTCGTGCGCTGCGCTCTCAGGCGAGCGACCATGTCCCGATCACGCCGTAGGTGTCGTCTTCCAACTCACCCCGCAGGCCCTCGCCGGTGATCCGCACCCCGTCACGTGAGGGGCCGTACTGCGCTCGCACCACGTCGACGATCCATTCGGATGCCTCCCCCATGGTGTCGAACTGCGCCGTGACGGTACCGGTTGCGGGGGTGTCGATTGTTGCGATCATTTCGTTTCCTCATTTCGTTTCTGTGTTTGCCTTACACCTATTACCTTACACAGTTGACGTCAATTGTGCAAACTAATTCTCGAAATATCTCAGAATTATTTCAACAAATATAGTTAGAACATCTAAATATATTGGAATATGCATAAATACCCCTATATAGGACCCCTACCCCCCCCCAATACAATGCCTATTACAATCAATTCTAAGAATCATTTTTCTATTCATTCATATCTATCTGCGAAATGACCAGCCTCGATAAAATAGGGAATTGAAACGTTTCAATCGTTCATTTTTCACATTTCCTCGCATGTATATAGATCCCCTCTCATTCATATATCTATCTGCGCTCACCCTCACCCGTCGATACCGTGGTCGATTGAAACGTTTCAATCGTTCAACGGCGCAGATCTCGACCCGTGTATAGACACCCCTCCCAGGACACCCCTACCCGTGTCACCCCTCGCCTGCGCACCCGACCGACCACACCGGCCCGTGTGCGCCGCGAGATCCCCACACGCGGCCGATCTCGCCTCGCCGGGATCAATCACCCTCACCCGCTGCGCTGCGCGCTCACACGCCGCACACGGCGCCAAACGCGAGACACCCCGGCCGACCGAAGTCGAACCGGGGTGCGGGTGTCGCGTCACGTCACCGGGACATGACACCGGCGCGCGAGCGCTGCGAGGGTATCAACCGTCGCCGTCGTCGCCGTCGGTGAGGAGACCGTTAGCGTCTCGCCACAGTTCGACGTGATCGCCTGCGTTACCGGCGATGGTCGACAGGTACTCGCCGAGATCGCCTAACCCGCGGTCCCAGAATCCGGCGCCGTGACCGTCGCGAGTGAGCAGGTAGTCATGTCCGAAGTGTTCCCAGACGTCGCCGTCACCGGCGTTGAAAGTCCGAGCTGCGCCGTACATGCGCACGGCCAACGGGTGCGCTGCGACAACGGCCGACAGTTCGGCCGTGATCCGGTCCCGGGTCCCGGGGTGGAGATCGCCGTACCCGTAGCCGAGATCTCGCAACGTTCGATCCTCGCCGTCGCCGTTGTCGTCGCCGTCGCCGTAGTAATCCGGTTGTGTCCAGCACAGCGCGTCGACGTACCCGCGCGCGACGCTCTCGAGGCCGTGCGCGATGTCCTCGCCGAAAGCGATCCGCAACGCTGCGCAGGTCTCGCAGTGACGGGCGAGTGGTTCGGCGACGGTGTGCTCGCCGCAGTTCTGGCAACGAAACATCACCGATCACCCCGCGAGATCTCGCGTGCCGACACGGCGCCGGTGCCCTCGCCTCGCGCTGCGCGGTCGAGTTTCCGACGGACGGCCGGGAGTGAGGCAACCGGGTGTCCGCGGGTCCCCCACACCGACGCGAGGCGATCCCGGGCGATGTCGAGACGCACAATCACGTCGGCCGGTGTGTTCCCGTAGAACGTGACCATGGTCGGGGTGATGTCCTGCACGCCGGTGAGTTGCCCGGCGTCGCGTGCCTCGCGCAGCGCTCGCACGTTCAACGCGGACAACCGGCGCACTGTGAACAGGTGAGTGACCGGCGCGCAGTCGTCGACGGCGACGACCGTCTGATGAGGCGCCGTGTACAGCATCGGGTAATCCGGCGTGACAACGGCCGTATCCCGGTCGACGCTCTCGACGCGGAACACGTGCCCGGTCTCGACGCGCGGCGTGTGTCCGGTGAGGTGAGCCGTTGCGGCCGTCACTGCGACCGTGACCCGGTCGCCGACTGCGAGGTTGTTGTGTGTCATGGGGTGATCCTTTCGAGATCGGTTGTTGTCAGATGAGGAAACGCCGGGACACAGTGCGTGTCCCGGCGCCGGGGTGATCAGTTGTCGGACGCCGGGGTGATCGGCGCGAGGATGGTCCGCAGTTGCTCGCGCAGCGTGACGCCGTTGCGTCGGCCGACCTGTCGAGTGTTCCCGCCGTGCGAGGTCTCAGCGAACGTGACGCCGTTGCTGGCGCGCGAGTACTGCGCGGTGACCGTGAAACCGTCGCGAGCGTCGACCACGGCGAGCGCGTAGGGGTCGAGGTACGTGATTGTCCAGCCGTTGCGCGAGGCCTCGCGAGCATCGGCGACGGCCGGACCGGCGACAAGGCGTTCGGACACGGTGAGACCGCGCGTTGCCTGCACACGGGCGATGGTTTCGCGATTGGCGGCGAGGCGATTGAGTGTCATGGGTCGATCCTTTCGGGGTGCGCCGGTGTCTCTCACCGACACCCCGGACATTACCCGTTGACGTCAACCGACACAAGTAGACACCCGGCGCAGTTCACGCCGGGTGTCCAGGTCTCGCGATGTCAGTCAGTCGGTCGGCCGTTGCGGGAAGCCTCGCCACCGACTACCTACGGCCGTCCGATATTCCCGCACCCACCAATCCCGCCTCATAGGCGCCGTGTCCGGTGCGTCGCCGGGGCCGTACTCGACGACGGCCGTCACCCGGTGATACTCGCCGCGACAAATGATGAGATCGCCGACACCGACGACGTCGTGCATCACGTCGCGCACTTCGCCCGCGCTCACAGTGCGCTCGCCCGCTGCGCGAAGTAGAGCCGACCCTCGCGCGTCAACCGGCCCCGGTCATCCGGCCGTGACGTCAGATACTCGCGCAGGCGCCGGTGTGGTGAACCGTCCTCACGCAGACGTTCGGTGTATCCGTGATCCCTCGCCCATTGCGCGTCTGTCGCGCGCGCTGCGCGCAGGTCTCGCAGACCGACACCGACGCAGGTACAACCGACCTCGCGCAGTTCTTCAATCCACGCGAGTACATGCGGGTCGAGGTAGAAACGCACCCGCTCACCGGACACCCGGCCGTACACGTACGGCGTGCCTCCCCCGTTGCCATAGTTCAGCACATAGACGCGCCGGATAAGGACCCGGCCGTCGTCGCCGACGGCGCAGCGCAGCCGCACGGGTAGCGCAAACTCGCCGTACCCGCTGCGCGGTCCCGCGGGCGTCTGGCCGTGGTCGAGAAACGTCGCGACGTCGTCGAGGGTGAGGAAACGGGTAACGTCCCAATCGTCGCCGGATGGTGTCTGTCGAGTATGCATGTCTAATCCTTTGTGTGAGTGAGGGTTACAGAGCAGGGCAGAGGGTCGAGAGCGCAGCGGTGACAACTGCGCGCCGTTGTTTTCCGACACCGTATGACGTCGCAGCGTCCGCGGTCCCGGTCACGACGTCGGCGTGCCGCTGCGCGGTGAGGTTGCCGACGGCGAGATCTCGACAGAAAGTCACACCGTCGCGCACGTTCGCGTCGAGTTCGGTGCCCGAGGTCCCGGCGACGCCGTGCGAGATCAGGACACCGGCGAACCGGGATCGCAGCGGTGAGTCACGGTCGAATACGTTGTCGACGACCACGGTCCCGACAAGGATTGAACCGTCCGCGGCCGGTACTGCGCGAGGTGCGTCGGCCGGTTGCGGCGCGACGGTGACGGTCTCGCCGGTCGAGGTCGGCGCAGCGGCACCGGTGTCGGTCTCCTCGTCGGTGACGTAGCCGATCAACGCGAGAGCGAACAGCGCACCGGCGACCCACGGCCACCAACGGCGCCGACGTGGTGAGGTCGGGATGTCCTCGCGCGCCGTGTCGGCCGCGGGTCGAGGTCCCGGTGTCCAGCCGCCGCCGGTTGCGATCGCTGCGCGCTGCGAGGCGATGAGAGCGCGCACCCGTGACTCGACACCGGCGCCGACACCGTGTGCGAGCGCTGCGACGTCGGTCGGGGTGAGATCCACGCGGCCAATCACCCGGCCGTCGGGTGTCGTGACGTTCATCGGTCCTCGCCTTTCGAGATCAGTAGCGCGCGACGGTGAGCGCGCGCCGTGTGCAGGGTGTCGAGCGCTTGCCAGTAGTGAGCGGTGTCGGCCGGGATCGCTGCGAGACCGGCGAGCGCGTCGGCCGTGATCCGGCGCAGCGCGCGACGTTCGGTCGCCCTCACTGCGAGATCTCCGACCACTTACGGCCCCACGCGACACGACGGGTGATCGCTGCGCAGGCGTCGGCGCGGCACTCACTCACCGTGTACGCGCCGGTGACGCTCTCACCGGAGAACGTCCACCCGTGACGCCGGTGATACTGCGCCGGTGTCCAGATCTCGCGCCGATACCGGTCGCCGGTTGCCCAATGGAAGTGTTCGGCGTCGTGATAGATCTGCGGAATGCGGATGTACTCATCCCTCGCGAACAACTCCGACAGGAATAGGCCCCATTGATCCCACGTCGCCGCGTAATCGTTCCCGGCGCCGTAACAACCTGTGTTGTGATGGTTCGTCGCGTCGCCGGACAACATCACGTCGAACGCGCGCGAGTGAGTACGTGAACCATGTGTGCTGCATCGCTCGAAATGCAGCGGGGTGACCGTGTGCGGCCGGTACTCGTCGCGGTGACTGTTCGGCGCGACGTCGGTCGAGATCTGCGCGGTGATCTCGTTTGCTGCGCGCAGTGCGTCGGAGAGATCGCCGTAGGTAAGTGTCGTGTGGATCCGCATGTCATGTTCCTGTTCTGTGAGGGGTGCGGCCGGGTCGAGGTGACCCGGCCGCGAGGGTTGATCTACTTGGTGATCTCGACGACGTCGCGCACGGCCACGCCGTAATTGATCGGCTCACCGTCGCGTGTCCACGTCGACACGGTGACGGTGCGCGAGATCTCGTCGACCGCGGTGATGGTCCCGTGAAAACCGGGTGCGGCCGGGTCGGTGACGAACACAGACGCGCCGACGGCCGGGACCGGCGTCTCATCGCAGCCCAGCGGGTGACAGTTGTTGTGGTCGCCGTCGTCGTGCGCGTCGAGGATCGCCGCGCCGACCGGATCGCCGATCTCGCCGTGTCCTTGGCAGTAGTCGATCGGCTCACCGCAGGCAACGCACCGCGGGTCGGTCTCGACGTCGGCGCCGTAGTGAGCGTCAATCGACTCGACGGCCGCGCGCAGCGTATCGGCGTCGGTTGCGTCAACAATCTCACCCGCGGCCGTGGTGTACTCGCCCGTTGCGCTACGGGTGAACGTCTCGACGTATTTGGTCCCGTCGGAGTACTGGCGAGTGATCTCGACGCTCTCGACGGCGTGGTCGCCGTCGTGACCGGCCGGGTGCGCGCAGGTCCCAACGTATTCGTCGTCGCCGTACTCTTCGGAGTACTCGACAATGTGTTCGCCGCACACGGTCGGGATGCCCGGCCGCAGATCAACCGTGTGACGCTCGCCTACGTGATCGGCGGGGAGGATATAGAACAGGTCGGCGATGTTTTCGAGGGTCGAGGTCCCGGCGCCTTCCCAGGACACCCGCACGGTAACGCCGTCGGGGTGAACTGCGCCGACGTACCCGGTAGCCGAGAGATCCCGGCGCAACGTGACGGTGTCGCGGACGGTGACAACGTGTGTGAGTGTCATGGGTCGATCCTTTCGTGAGCGGGTCCCGGTGACCCGATGAGGGACACGTTACGCGGTTGACGTCAACCGTGCAAACTATCCGGCCGCGGCCGTGTCGCGAGGGTCCCGGCGCCGGATCTCGACGCTCTCGCCCGCTGCGCTGTGCCGTCGTGCGAGATCTCGCGCGCTGCGCCGTGTCGGTCGCACGTGAAGCGACGACCGGCCGTAGCGCACACCGAACGTCGGAACTGCGCCGTTGTACGTGATCACGTCGAAACGCACCCCGGCGAGGAAATCGAGCAACTGCGACACGACACCCCGGCCGTCAAACGGGTACGCGATCCCGTCACCGTCGAAAAACGTTGCGCCGGTTACCCGTCCGTTGGGGTGTCGATACACCTGCACCAACCAACGGTCCCGGCCGTAATCCCGCTGGATCACCCGTTCATACACGTCGACCACGGACGGCGTGCCGACGCGATGCCAATCGGCCGCAGCGAACGCGCGGTCGAGACGTGCGCGCGAGAGCGCACCCGGTGTGATTGTTGTTGTCATGGCTCAATCCTGTTCTGTGAGTGAGGGTGTCAGTACCAACGGGCGATCGGTTGTCCGTGGTCATACTCGAATGGGCACCGGCCCGACGGTGCCGGGGTGACGCTCGACGTGTGCGCGTCATCCCAGAAACGGCCGCACCCCTCGCACTGAGCCACATTGGCGAGATCTCGCCCGTGCAACCGAACAGCGATCGGGTCCCCCGATCGCCCGGCCGTGACCGTCGGGACCGTGTCCCCCGACCGCGCGCCTTCCCAGCGCACGGCGTCGAGATAGTCGCCGACGTGACCGATCTCGCGCACCCCGCTGCGGTGCGTGTAGTAGGCGCCGTGGTCGATCACGGTCACGTCGTACCACCACGTGATGCCCTGTCGGCGCCATGCGACGAATACCCGGTTTGTGCGCGCTACCAGCCGCACGACGTCGGGACCGGTGTAGTAGGCGCCGGGACCGTTGCGCCGTTTGTAGTCGGCCGGTGTCGACCGTGCGTCGCGTTGCGCGTTGAAACCTGCGCGTCGGAGTGAAGTCACCTCACGCTGCGCAGCGCTCGCCGTGATGAAACGGGTAACCGTGTACTCGCGGGTGTTGGTCGGTGCGACGTTCCACGCCTGCGGTGCGAGATCACCGGCGCGCACGGCGTCGAGGTCGGCCGGTATCGCGTCGGCGCCGTACCCGCTGCGCACGATGACCTCACACGTGCGGGGTGTCCCGGTCGCCGTGGTCGAGCCGTAGGCATAGCGGGTGCGTGTCGTGATGGTCGAGGTGACGCCGTTTTCGGTCGAGATCAGCATTGCGTGTCCTGTTCCTGGGAGTGAGGGTTAGAAGAGATCGGGGGAGTAGTGCCGCGCTGCGCTCTCGACGGCGTGCCGCTCGTGATCGGGCAACGGCCGTCGGCCGCGGAATGATATGGCGCCGCGGTCGGCCGGGGTGAGGGTGAGTGTCACCCGCTGCGCGCCGGTGAGGAGACCGACCGCGTACTCGCCGACGGCCGACCACACGTCTGCCCGCGGGTACTGCCACCGGTCGAACAGTCGAGACACCCGGCGACCGTGGCACACGACACGCACCCGGTCGGCGCCGGTGTCGTCGGCGTCGGCGATCACTTGCCAGACGTACCCGGCCGCGGTGAGCGTCGCCGTGGTCTCGCCGACGTGGTCGACGTCAATCGCGAGGGGACCGGTCCCGGTGCGCGTTGCGACGGCCGCGGTCACCGGGCGACCCGCACACTGTGACCGGCGACGGCCGCGGTGCGCGCCGCAACGCGCAGGTTCTGAAGCCTCGCGCTCTCGACGTTCCACCGGTGCGCGATTTCGTCGGCCGCGGCGATCTGCCCGTTGATGTGATTGGCGACGTCGTCGAGCCAATCGGTCTCGACACCGGCGTCGATCTGTGCGCGCAGGATCTCGACGGCGATCCTTTCGGCCGTCCGTCGGCCCGCTTCTGTCATCTCGCCGCGGTCATACTGCGAGACGTCGGCGATGAACACACCGTGCGAGCGCTCGCCGTTGGTCCCGGGCACGCTCTCGACAAACAGGACACCCCCGACGCCGTCGGCGAGATCCCGGGCACGCTTTCGCGCGGTCTCGACCGGGTACCGGTTCCACGGCGACACCGATTGGGGTGATCTGTAATCGACGTCGAGACCGGCGACACCGACCGGATAGAAATCAACGTGCACCGTCACCCGGTGATAGTCGCGGCCGTTGACGTTGAACGGTTCCGGGTACATCTCGACGGTGTCGTGAGTGTTCAGGTAGGTCCCGCGCGCCTGCGCGCCGAACGTGAGCCACAGCGCGGGATACAGCGCGGTCGGGGTGTCCTCGCGCGCCGCGTCGGTTGTCGGGTCGATCGGCCGGTGCGTCGGCGATCCGTTGCCCGACAGGATCCGGCGCGCGGCGACGACGCCGGACACGCGGGTATCGGCGACCCGGTAGGCGGTCCCGTCGTCGAACTGCGCGCCGTCGAAACGCTGCGCGTCGGCTCCGGTGAGCGGGGTGAGTGTGAGTGTCATGGTGTCCTCTCATCCGGTCGCCGTGTGCGGCCGGTGAGGACACAGTAAGCACTGTGAACGGTTGACGTCAACCGAGAGGACACGTACCGTGTCCCTCATGAACAGCGCAGACGTTCGCGACACGGCCGGGTCACCGGTCGGAGTTGCGTCGGTTGCCCACTAACGGTTACAGTTGTTCCAACGCGCCAGACGGCGCAAGTTCTTCGACAAGTCAACAGCGGGACACGGCGAGGCCAGAGCCTCGCACGGCGACAGGGTTAGCGCGCCGGGTGTCAGGACACGGCGACCGCGCAGCCAATCGCGCGAGAGGGTCACCCCGGCCGGACCGACACCCGATCGAACACAGGTTCGATCGAACAGACTTTCGATCCATCGAACAGACTTTCGATCGACCGCGCGCATGACACATCGCCGTGGTCCGTGCCCCGCGACGCGCGCCCGCGCCCCGCCCGCCCGAGCCCCCGGTACGCCGGTACAGCCGATTTCGCGGATGTTGATGATGATATTGAATTTGAATAATTATGTGAGATAACAGTTTTCACGAAAATAGGAGAACCATGTCACCTGAAGACTTCGAGCAGGCGAAGATCGACGCGCTGGAGCTCGCGAACTCGATCACCGACCACGCCGCCAAGTACGGCTGGGAGGCCACGAAGGGGCCGAAGGCCAACCGCAAGTTCGCATTTGTCACGCTGCGGCGCGACCTCGACGGCGACTGGGGCGCAGAGGAGCTGAAGGCCTTCTACGCCATCGACCCGGACACCGACAGCGATCAGGTCACCCACGTCGCGCTCGACGGCACTCAGACCGTGCTGGACACCGAGGGTGGCGCGGTGCGCGAGGCGATCGAGAACGACTTCCACGTCAAGCCGCCGTCGCTCGTCGACTACGAAGGCCCGGTGGCCGAGCAGGACACCCCAGTGCCGCCCACCAGTGCCGCCCATAGTGCCGCCCACCAGGACGTGCCGCCCACCAGTGCCGCCCATACGGAAACCGGCGACGAGAGTGCCGCCCATAGTGCCGCCCATATGGAGACCACCCCGGAGGCGTTCGGGATCGTCCCCAAGGCCGACCATCGAGCCGTCGCCGACGAAGCCCTCGCGCACATCGGCGCCGCGGAGAAGGCCAAGCCCGCCGACGCGGTCCATCCGACCTTCTCGCAACAGGAGACCTACGCCGCGGTGCGCCAGCAGCAGACCAACCCGCATCGCAACTGGTCGTCGGTCGCGTCCCCGCTCACCTCCGAGGAGATCCTGACCAAGCTCGGGGTCAACCGGAAGTCGAACAACCATGTCGAGATCACCTGGCGCAATTCGCTGTCGGGGACCATCGACTCCTCCGTGGTCGACGGGTCGACCGAGAAGTACCCGCCGCACATCACCCCCGCCGAGTTCGATCCCGAGGAGCACGGCGAAGACCTGCGCATCCTCCACTTCATCCAGACCGGCGGCGGCTTCCGCTCCGTCGCCGTCGCTCGCATCACCAGGATCGGATAACCCACATGGCCTCGAAGACCAAGATCCAGCCCCGTCACACCCCTGCGAACGCCACCGACGCGCTGGGTCGGGACGAGAGGATGCCCATCTGTGCCCCCACCACCGCCGTTTCCGGGTGGATCGCTCGACGCGAGCCGCCGACAGTGGACGACGAGCCGGTGACCATCTACGCCTGCGAGCTGATGGGCCGCGACATCGGTCGCTACATCGGCTTCGTCAAGCGAATGGGGCAGGATCTCGAATCGGTGAAGATCGTCATTGCCGAGCTGCGTCAGATCTACATGACCGGCAGCGATGGGGAGACCGTCACGCTCAACGTCACCGCCGGAGCCGAGGAGGAGTACTCCTTCTCCGGCACCGACCAGATCTTCCTCTATGGCGACGGCGTCACCTCGGTCCCGCTGGGTGTCTTCAGCGCGGTCGACAACGACCTCCGACCCTTTCCTTGACCGGTTGACACCAACCGTGTACAGTTAGTTCCACCCGCACGAAACACCAACCAGGAGAACCACAATGAAGACCCGAATCGCCATCTTCCTTCTCGCCGCCGTCGTCTTTGTCTTCGGACCCATCGCTGCCGCGTTGACCGGCGAAGTCGAAGCCGCACCGGTCCGACCCTGCACGATGGTCACCGCGACGGGCACAGCTCCGTGCCCGCCGCCGATCGTCTCGACCGACGGCAGCACCATCGGCGGCGACGCCAACACCGCGCCGGTGAACATGGGCGAGCTGCCGCGCACCGGCCCGGACTACACGTACGAGGCGCCGACCTACTTCGACGACGAGACCGACGAGGGACCGGCCGAGGAGCCCGGTGACGGCGAGGACGAAGACGCCTCGTAGTCGCGAGGTCTACGCTTCACCCTGACGGCCGGGCCATCACCGGTCCGGCCGTCTCCCTCGTCATCCAGGAGACCACCGTGGACAACCCCGAGCCTCGCGACTTCCTCGTCGCGGTCGAGCAGACCACCATCACGACCTTCTCGGTCACCGCCACCTCCGAAGAGGAGGCGCTGAAGAACCACCTCGACGGCGTCCCGCAGCACAGCGAGAGCAATCTCAGCGCGCCGTACATCGTCGGGAACGAACCGCGTTGACCATCCGACTCGGCAACCACGCGAATGCCGCGTTCTACTTCCAGGGCGTACGAGTCGTCGCCAGCCAGCGCATCGAGGGCCCAACCGTCGAAGAGCGAGTCTTCGGAACGCCTCGGCAGGTCGAGCGCAACGTCGCGATGGAGTTCGACGTTCCCGAGGTACCGGCCGACCTCCGCGGTTGGCGCTCCGAGCTGAAGCCCTGCGACGGCCTCGGCGACACGTTCATCCCTCCGGAGCACGATCTCGGCGACACGAAGTGGGACCAGGAACTCACCCGCGAGCACAAACGGTTCGTCGAGAAGCGGTGCAAACAGGACTGTCCGTTCCTCGCCCTATGCTCGCGTGACGCGCTCTCCGCTGCCCAGGACTTCGCTCGCTTCCAGGGTGTCGCCGCTCGCCTGCACGGCACCTGGGCCGGAGTGACCTTCACCGGTCGCGAGGGCGCTCCGCAGTACCGCAACAAGCTGACCCGCATTGCCGACCAGATGAACTCCGGGGAGATCACATGGGAGCCATCGAGCTCGTTTCCGACAACCCAACAGACCTCGAACGAATCGCAGCGCTGAAAGAGGGCGCGTTCTGGGCACAGCGGGCCGACGGCGACACCTCGCTCACCACCATCGAGCTGTGGTGGCCGACCGGCCTGAAGGTTGAGTACCGCGATCACCTGATGATGCAGCTCAAAGAGCTGGGTGGTCGCGACGTCACCTCCGGTGGCGGGGAGATCGACCTGAGCCTGACCAACTGCAAGGCTCTGCGACAGGCCTTCGGCGGTCCGACCGGCGAGGATCTGTGGACCTCGGCCGGGCTGGAAGACTGGGCCCTCGACGAAATCGAGCGGCTGGGCAACATCGAGAACTTCGCCAGCGCGAAGTCGGACGCCGAACTCAGCGACCGGTTCCGAGCCGAGCTGCCCGCGGTCAACCGCATGGTCCGCGCGTACCAGCGGGCCGGGATCGCGTTCCTCACCCACACGCGCGCCGCGCTGCTCGCCGACCACCCCGGCCTGGGCAAGACGCTCCAGACCATCGGCTCGATGGCCGAGGCAGGCATCGTCGGCGACATCCTCGTCGCGGCGCCGTCGATTGCGGTGGCGACCACCTGGCCGGACGAACTCGCGGTCTGGGCTCCCGACGAAGAGTGCATCGCGATCATGGGGCAGGGGAAGACCCGCAAGGCTATTCTCGACCGCCTCGGACCGCCGCCGACCGACCGCCGCCGGTGGATCATCATCAATCTGGAGATGATGCGCTCGCAGTGGATCCCGCCGATGCCGGTCACTCGGCCGCACAAGCGCACCGGCAAGATGGGCACCTTCAAAGAGCCCGGGTGGTGGGACCACAAGTACCCCCAGCTCCACGAGCGGGAGTGGTCGGCGTTCATCATCGACGAGAGCCACCGCGCGCTCATCTGCCACTCTGCGACCCCGCAGAGCCAGACCCAGGTGCGCGCCGGTGCGGGCATGATCCCCGTGCGCGAGGGCGGCATGAAGATCGCGCTGTCCGGCACCCCGTTCCGCGGGAAGGTCGAGAACCTCTGGGGCACCCTGAACTGGCTCTACCCGGACAAATACCACGCCTACTGGACCTGGGCACAGCAGTGGTTCCACGTGCTCGGCGACGTCCGAGCGAACCAGGAAGGCCGCGGCCCGGGCAACGTCGAGATCGCCGGTCTGGACGAGACCAAGGCGAAGTTGTTCTACGAGGACATCGCGCCGATCATGCTGCGCCGGACCAAGGCCGAGGTGTACGCCGAACTCCCGCCGAAGCTCTACGCGGGGACCCCGCTGCCGTACGAGGACGGGACCTTCGACGACGACAGCCCGATCGGCCACTGGCTCACGATGGACGCCAAGCAGGAGAAGGCCTACCGCGAGATCTCCGAAGAGGCCGAGACCATGCTCGACTCAGGCATCCTCGTCGCGTCGACGTTCCTCGCAGAGCTGACCCGGATGAAGCAGTTCGCGATCTGCCACGGCGACATCGAGACGTTCATGAAGGACGGCGAGGAGGCCTACCGCTTCCTGCCCCAGATGCCGTCGAACAAGTTCGCGTGGCTGGTCGAGTTCCTCGACTCCCTCGGCATCAACAAGCACTCGTCGATGGAGCCGGACGAGGAGGAGGCCGTCCGCAAGGTGGTCGTCGCCAGCCAGTTCACCTCGATCCTCGACATGTACGAGCGCGAGCTCGCCAAGCTCGGGATCGAGTGCCTGAAGGTGACCGGCAAAGTGCCCCAGGCGCAGCGGAAGGCCAACAAGGACCGCTGGCAGTCCGTCGGCGGGCCGCGCGTGTTCCTGCTCAACACCCAGGCTGGCGGTGTTTCGCTCACCCTCGACGCAGCCGACGATCTCGTGTTCCTCGACGAGACCTGGATTCCCGACGAGCAGGAGCAGGTCGAAGACCGCATTCACCGCGTCTCTCGGGTCCATCAGGTCACGATCCACTACCTGCGCACCCTCGGAACCATCGAAGAGAACATCGCCTTCACCACCGGCAGTCGGGAGCGCCTGACGAAGATGCTCATCGACGGCCAACGCGGCGTCACGTTCGCGAAGTCCCTGCTCACCCCCATCGACCGAAAGAAGGCAGCATGAGAACCATCTGGAAGTTCACCGTCCCGATCACCGACAGCCAGCAGATCAAGGTCGAGGGGGCGACCGTCGTTGGCATTCTCGCTGCCGATCTCAGCTCCACCAAACAGCTCCCTCTTGGTAGCAACGATCTCCGGTCCATGATCGACATCTGGATGATCGTCGAGACCCACCCGGACTCGTTCGAATACGTCCCGATCGAAATCCGCGGCACCGGTCACCCGCTGCACGAGGAGCGCATCCGCGGGTGCGTGCAGACCATCGAGGGGACCCGAGACCACAAGCACGAGAACGTCTACATGGCGATGGAGGCCCACATCGCGACGATCCGCGACGGCGGGCTCGTCTGGCACGTGTTCCGCGGCGCATTCCCGTCGGTCCAGTGAACCGGGCTGAGCGCCGGGCGCACAAGCGCTGCAAGCACCCCCGGACCACGGTCAAGGACTGGGTCACCCGCCCCGCCACCCAGGACGGACACCCTGCCGGAGTCGTGCGCCTCGGCCAGAGGGTGTGCCTGGACTGCGGGGCGACCAACCCCACCCCTGTCCGGATGTCCTGATACCGTCCCACCTGCCCCGAGAGGAATCCATGTCCAAGCGCCACATCAGCACTGCTATCGAGACCTACGTCGAACAGAACTATGGCGAGATCGACCCGCTGACCGCGACCCTGCGCTACGAGATCGGCGTCGGCGGAACCCTCCGCGACCTCGTCGGCTACGTCGTTCACACCGGTGAGCCCCACATGCTCACCTTCCTGCCCTTGCGAGAGGCGAACGCCTCGACCAAGGTCCCGAACGCGAACAGCGGCACCCACATGACCCTGCTGGAGGTTAACTGGGATCGCGTCATCACGATCGCCTCGGAAGCGGTGATCGCCGATGACTGACCTCCCCCTGCTCCGCGGGTCGGAGCGCAAGGACTTCAAGCGGTGCCCGCAGCGGTGGTGGTGGGGTTGGCGCGACGGCCTGGAGTCGAAGCGGCAGAAGCTCCCGCTGTGGTTCGGCACGGGCATCCACCTGGCCTTCGAGCAGTGGTACATCCCAGGCTTCAAGCGAGGCCGGGACCTCGAAGAGACATGGTCGGAGTACTGCGAGGGTGTGCGCGAGCTGATCCGCGTCGACATGCGCAACAGCGGGCTGCCGCCGGACGCCGACCAGATCGTGATGGATGCCGAGGCCGTCGGCCTGGCGATGCTCGCGAACTACCTCGTCGAGTTCGGCCAGGACGACAACTGGGAGATCCTCTCGCCCGAGCAGGCCTTCGGCGTCAAGATCCCGCGGTCCACCGGCGTCGACCCTGACCGGCCGAAGGACCTGACGCCGGTCGCACAGTTCCACGGCACCTTCGACATCGTCGCCCGGGATCACGCGCACAACGGCTCGATCTGGCTGTGGGACCACAAAACGGCCCGGTCCATCCGGACCAACCATCTGCCGCTCGACGACCAGGCGGGAGGCTACTGGGCCGTCGCTGACAACGTGCTCCGGCGCCAGCAGGTCATCGGCGGAAAGGAGCGGATCTCCGGCATCCTCTACAACTTCCTGATGAAGGCGCCACCGGACGGTCGGCCAGTCAACGAGAAGGGGCTGGCGACCAACAAGCCGAAGAAGGAGCACTTCATCGCGGCGATCCTGGAGCACCACGCGAAGCTCGCGGTGGCCTCCGGCACCGACCAGGAGTGGATCACGGTCACCGGCCCGGCTATGGAGAAATCCCTCACCAAAGCGAAGCTCGATGACCTCGTCGAGATCGCTGACGAGGTCGACCTGACCGTACTCGGCGAGGTGTCGAGCACTCAGCCGAGCCCGCGGTTCAAGCGCGAGAAGGTGCTCCGCACGGCGAAGGAGCGCCGCAAGCAGATCCAGCACATCGCCGACGAGGTGCAGACGATGAACGCGATGCGCGAGGGTCTGCTCCCGCTGTACAAGACGCCGACCCGCGACTGCACCTGGGACTGCGACTTCTACGACCTGTGCCTGGCTGACGAGAACGGCGGCGACATCGAGATGCTGAAGGACGCGGCGTTCCGGGTCCGCGACCCGTATGAGGCTCACCGCGGCGAAGACCGACGCGGCGACTTCTGAGTCTGGTACAGTTGACGTCAACAGCAAGAGAAGAGGAATAATGACTCGACCCGTTACCCGTCCCGAGCACTACCGACCCTTGTCGGTCGAGGATTTCGCCAATCTGCCTTCCGGGCACCCGCACGATTTTCACGAACACGCCGGAGACGGGCTTTTGATTGCCCGCGTCGACCCCGGTCACAACCGTCCTGTTGGGGACGAAGACGTTCTCGTTCGGGCTCTCGGGTTTTCTCGGGGACGATTGGTACGAGTGACCATCCGAACCTCCCATTTGAATCGGACGCCGGAAGCGATCGACGTAGAGAGACCGGATCTTGCCAAGGAAGTCGGGTCCTGGTATCCAGACCTGCTTCACACGATTCTTCGGCTTCCCACGATCGAACTCATTCAGGAGCTTTCGTTTTGACCGCTAACACCGTTTTCGAGCTCCCTGGTGACATCGTCGACATCGACGAGTACACCGAATACATCACGATCCTGCTCTACGGGGACCCGGGCATCGGGAAGACCCGCATCGCCGGATCCGCACGGAACCCGCTGATCCTCGCCACCGAGAACGGCACCGTGTCGGCACGGAAGTCGTCGGGCAACACCAAAGTCTGGGACTGCATCAACTCGTGGGAGAAGTTCGAGGAGGCTTACGAGTGGCTGGCCGAGAACGCCGAGAAGCCGGGCTTTCCGTTCGACTGGGTGTGTGTCGACACCGGCACTCAGCTCCAGCTCAACATCCGGCGCGACATCGTCGACGAGCGCGTCGAGGAGGGCACCGCGAAGGATCTCGATCCGGACAAGGTCCACCTCGACGAATATGGCAAAGAGCAGCAGCGCCTCATGCGCTACATCACCCTGTTCAACGCGCTGCCGGTGAACGTCCTCTGGACCGCGCACGCGATGCTCGTGACCAATGAGGAAGGCGAGGAGTTCAAGCTCCCCAACTTCCACGGCAAGGGGTACGGCGTGGCGAACTGGATCGCCGCGCAGATGCACCTCGTCGGCTACATGCACTTCCGCGACGTCAAGGACGCGAAGACCCAGAAGGTCACGCCCCGACGGGTGATCGAGTGGCGCGGGACCGACCGGTACATGGCAAAGGACCGTTTCGACGCGCTCGGTCCTCGCACGATCGGGATGGGTCTCGCGCAGATCACCGACAAGATCGTCGCGGCCAACTCGGTCGAGGAAGAAGCTCCGGCGCCGAAGAAGGCCCCGGCGAAGAAGGCACCTGCGAAGAAGGCCCCACAAACAGCCCCCAACCAGGGCGAATAGGAGAAAACGACAATGGCAGTGAAGCTGAAGCTGAAGATCGGCGCCGAGGCGGCGAAGGTCGAGGCGGCGACTGGGTTCGCCAACTACACCGGCCCCACCCCTCCTCCCGGGGTCTACGCCGCGAAGATCAAGCAGTTGCAGATCAAGGAGACCAAGGGCAGCGAGGACAAGCCCAAGAAGCCCATGCTGGTCGCCATCATCGAGTTCGAGGCCCCGAAGAGCCACGACAACTCGATCTACAACGGTTTCGCGATCTTCCATCGCCTCGTGATCCCGGAGAGCATGGAAGAGGACTACATCGACCTGAAGGTCGGCCAGATCAACCGGCTGTTCGACGCCATCTCCGGCGACGACAAGCTCCGCGCGGTGTTCTGGGGTGGCAACGCGGTGCTCGACGACAAGGGCGAGAAGATCATCCGCATGGGCAAGCTCGTGACCAGCGGAAAGGACTTCAAGGGGTTCCCGGTCGTCGTCTCGGCCCGTGGGGAGAACTACACCGCGAAGAAGCTCAATCCGAAGACGAAGAAGGTCGAGAAGACCGTTCGCCGCTCGCTGCGAGTCAACGACATCTACCCCGGTGACCACGAGGTCCCGGACCCCATCACCGACGACGAGGACGTGATCGTCGAAGACGATGGCGATTCGGTCGACGACGTCCTGACCGAGACCGACAACGACGAGGTCGTGTCGGATGACGACGGTGACGCGGTCGTCGATGATGACCCGGAAGCCGAATCGGAGCCGGACGAGAGCGGTACCGGCGACGACGATGACGATCCGACGTACGAGGTCCCCGACGAGGAGGACGAGGGCGAATACGTGTCCGAGGACGGCGACGAAGACGGCTATGTGGCCGAAGAGCCGGAGCCGGAGCCCGAGCCGGAGCCGAAGAAGCCCGCTGCCGGTCGCAGGCGCCGCAGCGCGTTCTGACCCACCCGAGCGGGTGGACCGATGAGGGGTCGGTCCACCCGCTCTTCCTATTGCCCCGAGGAGCCCGATATGCCGAACATCCCGACCAACCCCAACGAACTGCCCGATCTATCGAACATGCTCGTCCACCAGGCCGCGCTGAACACCAACCAGCGGAGCCGGTGGGTCATTCTCGTCGGCCGACCCGACGAGCCGCTCTACGACTACCTTCTCGAAGTGATGGATAGCGCCTGCCAGGACATCCCGCACCAGAAGCTCCGGTTCGCCACCGCGCTCCGCACGGCCCCGTTCTCGGCTCAACCGCCAGAGGTCCGTCGGTTCCTCGAAGAGGCGATGCTGAGCCACACCCCCTGCCTGCTGCTGGTCCGCGGCGGCAACGTCGACACGATGATCACCGGCGCGATCGAGACCGACCGACTGCGAAAGACGGTCGAGGAGTTCGTCACCGAGACCGCGAAGGACCGGCTCAACGAGGCGTTGGCCGAGCTGCCTCCAGTCGACCGCGCCGAACCCTCGGGAGAGCTCGGGGAGTACGTCCAGATCGGCGTCACCGACGAAGGGGTGCCCCTGTTCATCCGCAAGCCCGGAAACCCGCCGGTCGAGGCTGTGGACATCTTCCCAGAGCGGTGATCCCGCGGCACCTGCGCTGCAACCCCGACCACGTGCAGTGCTCGTCCGACCATGCCCGCCTGGTCAGCGAGTACCGCGAGGAACGGTACCGGCAGGAGATCGAGCGCGAGAACGAGTGCTCCGATCACGCGGAGGAGATGCGAGAGTGGGCCGTCCGGCACAACATGATCACCTTCAAGAGTTGGCTCATCGGCTCGCGTGGCCGGAACGTCGCTTGACTTCAATTGACGTCAATCGGTAAAGTTTGCCCCAGCAACTTCCCCGGATTTTCCGGCAATTTTGGAGGAACCATGACCATCGTCAACCGCGTCTCGACGCTGAAACCGCGCGGCCGTTGCGAATACGTCCGCGAGTCCAAGACGGGCGCCATGATGCGTTGCACACTGGTTGCCGGACACGACGAAGGACGACGTCACCGAGCGCCAGACTCTCCCTCTCGGCACTACTTCGCCCCGCTGTCCTCTTTCGACGAGAACGGTCAGAAGATCTTCAGGGGTCGAATCCTCAACGCACCGAAGGATCTCTACCGGGGGTACATCGACCCGTTCGAGGGCATGAAGGCCCGTCTGGCCGCTACCGAGCGTGCGATCCGGGCCCCTCTCGACTTCTCGCACCTTGACGGACTACGGAAGGGCGGATCGCTCTGATGGAGTGGGTATCGCTGCACACGCACACCTCGTCGTCCCACGGTGACGGCCACAAGCTGCCGAAACACCACGTCGCGCGGGTCAAAGAGCTGGGGATGGACGCGCTCGGGCTGACCGAGCACCGGAACCTCTCGTCGCACGTCCAGCTCGAACAGGCCGCGAACGAGGCCGGGATCAAGCCGATCTTCGGCTGCGAGTTCGACATCGCCCCGGCCGACGAGCCCCGCCGACGGCACTTCCACCAGACCGTGCTCGCGATGAACGCCGAGGGGTATCGCAACCTCAATCGGCTCGTCGGTCTGGCTTGGGAGCAGACCAAGTACGTCCCCCGCCTGCACCTGAATCAGATCCTCGACCCCGAGCTGACCCGCGGCCTCATCGTGACCAGTGGGTGTGCAGACTCGTGGATCTCCTGCACGCTACTGGGCGGCAAGACCCTGGGAGACCGGCGCGACGACTGGACCCGGGAGTCCGTCGACGAGACCCGCGCGCTCATCGCAAAGTTCCAGAAGGTCTACGGCGACCGGTTCTACCTGGAGATGCAGATGTTCCCCGAGCTGGAGCGATCGGTGCTGCTCAACCAGGTCTTCGGCGACATCGCCGCGGCCGACGGCATCCCCACCGTCGCGACGGCCGACGTCCACTACCCCTACCCGGATCAGAACGCCATCCAGAGAATGCTTCACGCGGCACACCGCGGTGGGACCGTTGAGACCCAAGACGCCGACTGGGAGTACGACGTCCGGCTGACCTACCCCGAATCAGACACCGAGTGCCAAGAGAAGCTCATGGCCTGCGATCTCAGTCGCCGGGAGGCCAACGCCGCCATCCGCGGGGCCCGCGAGATCGCCGACCGCTGCACCGTCGAGCTGCCGAAGTCGGAGCGCGTCATCTACATCGAGCGGGGCAAGCAGATGTCCGCGCCGGACCGGCTGCGCGAGTGGATCAATGACGGGATCGAGTTCCGCTCGAACACCGACCCTCGCTTCGCGCAGCGCTGGGACGACGACACCGATGCCTACCTGAAGCGGATCCACTACGAGTTCGGCCTGCTCGAAGAGAAAGGGTTCTGCGACTATTTCCTCGTGTGCTCCGACCTGGTCCGATGGGCCAAGGACGTCGCGAAGATGGGGGTCGGCCCCGGCCGTGGCTCAGCTGCCGGGTCGGAGATCTGCTACTTGCTGCGCATCACCGAGATCGACCCGATGGAGTTCCCGCTCATGCAGTTCGAGCGGTTCATCGACCCGTCGCGACCGGACGACCCCGACATCGACATCGACTTCGAGAACCCGAAGGCCGTATTCGCCTACGCCACAGAAAAGTACGGCGCTGAGAAGACCAGCCACATCGCGAACTACATGCGCTACCGCGGCCGGACGTCGGTCAAGGACGTCGCTCGCGCGCACGAGTTGCTCGACTTCGCCGAAGTCCACGAGCTGAAGGATCTCATCGTCGACCGCGAGGACGGCGACCCCCGTGAGAACTACTCGGTGACCGATGCGATCGCCAACTTCAAGCGGGCCCAGGAGATCGTTGAGAAGTACCCCGACCTGCGCATGGCCGAGAAGATCGAGGGCGACTACCGCGGTCTCGGCATCCACGCGGCCGGGCTGGTGATCTCGACCAAGCCCATCGTCGAGACGTGCGCGATCTACACCCAGACCAAGGACGGCGTGACCCGCCGGGGCATCGCGTATGACAAACGCGATGCCGAGTACCTCGGGATGCTGAAGCTCGACATCCTCGGGCTGGCGACGCTCGGCCTGATCTCCGATGCGCTCGGCTGGATCGGCATGTCCTGGACCGACCTCTACGCGCTGCCGCGCGACGACCGGCGGGTGTTCGACGAGATCTTCGGGACCGGCGACCTCACCGGCATCTTCCAGTTCGACGGACGGACCACCCGCGGGATCGTCAACACCCTCGCCGCGACGACCGAGTTCGAGTTCCGCCACCTCGCCGACGTCAACGCGCTGTCGCGTCCCGGTGCGCTGATCTCGGGGCAGACCAAGCACTACGAGGCCGTCGAGATGGGGAAGGAAGAACCGCGCGACTGGTGGGGCTTCCCGGAGTTGAATGCGGTGCTGGAGTCCACCAACGGCTGCCTGGTCTACCAGGAACAGGTGATGGACATGGGCCGCGCCGCGGGGATGCCCGGCGCGCGGGTCGGGGCGCTGCGCCGGATCATCGGAAAGAAGAAGCAGGGTGGTGCCTTCGAGGCCTTCTGGGAGGAGTTCCGGGACGGCATGAAGCGCGAGATCGGGCTCAACGAGAGCGAGGCCCGGGAGCTGTGGGACTACATGGCCGCGTCATCGAGCTACCTGTTCAACATCGCGCACGCGGTCTGCTACGCGGTCGTCGGCTACTGGCTCGCCTGGCTGAAGCTCTACTACCCTCGCGAGTTCTTCGCGGCGGCGCTGCGCCGCGCGGACAAGGATCAATCTCTGGCCCTCATGAAGGATGCAACGCGACACGGGATCAGTATCCTCCCGCCGAGCCTCGCGAAGTCGGAGTTGACGTGGGAGCCGGTGTGGACCGACGAGTTCCGCGGTCTCGACGCCGACGGCAGCCCGATCCGGGCCCCGTTCAAGGGGCCCAGCGCGATCCGTGCCGGGTTCACCCAGGTCGACGGCGTCGCGGAGAAGGTCGGCCAGAAGATGGTCGACTGGCGCGACGCTCGGAAGACCGGCGGCTCTCCGATCGACTTCGGCCTGGTCGGTCTGGAGTGGGGAGAGATGCGCTACGTCGCGCCGAAGCGGGGTCGCAAGACCAAGCCGGACGAGCCCTCGCGTGGAGTGCCCGGCGTCGGGGCGAAGATGGTGGAGCGGCTCATCGCAATGTCGGACGATCCGGATCCGTTCGGGATCAACCGTGCCGCGCAGGCCGTCGCCAGTATCGAGGCGTCGATCGCCGACGGCGAGGTGGGTCTGCTCGGCGAGAGCACCCCGTCGAACCTGCTGCTCGACAGCGTTGACGAGCGAGTGGTGTTCATCGGGCTGATCCGCGAGGTGGTCATCAAGGACCACTTCGAGGGCCTGCGCCGTCGCACCGGCGAGTCGATCGAGCATCTCCGCGAGGTGACGAAGAACCCCGAGCTGTCGACGAAGGCCACGATCATCGCCGAGGACGGAGAGGGGATCGAGGTCCACATCTACGTCCATCGGTACCTGTATCCCGAGCACGCCGAAGACCTGGCGGCGGTCGGCCCCAACACCGCGGTCCACGTCCTCGGAATCGCGCGCGAGGGCCACGGCCCCAGCGTCCAGGCAGAAGAACTCACCCTGATCGAGTTGGAGGAATGATGAAGCCCGCCCCGCCCCGCGGACCGTGGCTCGATCGGAAGATCGCGTTCCGGGAGAACCCCGAGTACGAGAGTCGGACCTTCGAGGAGAAGGTCGCCGACATGACCGACGACGGCATCCGCAACCACCTGGCCCGGAACCTCTCGATCATCGCGTTCGACCCCGGAGGCACCACCGGCTGGTCGATCATGCGCCTCGACCCGGCGAAGCTCCTCGACAAGACCGTCCGGCCGAACGACGTCGTGACGCACTGGTATCACGGCGAGATCGACTGCGGCGCGCAGTCCGGCTCAGCGGGGACCTCGGCGATCGCACAGGGTGGGGACCTCGGCCACTCCGAGACGGGAGAGGCGGCAGGCGTGTTCCTCTGCGAGCGGCTGATCCAGGTGGCCGCAGGGGTACCTCGGACGGTCGTTGTCGTCGAGGACTTCATCCTGCGCACCCAGAGCAAGGGCCGGGACGCGCTCTCGCCGGTGAGGATCACCGGGGGTCTCGACCAGTTGTTGTGGGAGGGGAAGAACGTCCCGTACCCGCTGACCAAGCAGCAGCCGAGCGAGGCGAAGTCCTCGGTGACCGACGAGCGGCTGAAGCTCTGGGGGTTCTACGAGTCCGGCAGCCGTCACGCGCGCGACGCGGACCGGCACGCTTTGCTGTTCCTCCGAAAGGTCCGGGCCTCTCGCGCGAAGATGTTCACCGCGTGGCCGCTGCTCGGCGAGGCCGTGCGAAGGGATCTGATACAGTTGTGAGCAATCGAAACAACTTTGAGGAAGAGGCAATGAGCACTGACAACACGATCGACAACCTGGTGAGTATCAACCAGGCCGCGGTCCTGCTCGGTGTGCCCGCGTGGGTCCTTCGTCGCTGCCTGCGCGATGGAATGGAGACCCTCACGGTCACCCGGACGGCCGGTTCGCACCAACGAGTTCCCGTGATCACCCTGATCGACGACTACGAGAAGATCATTGAAGAGATCTACCAGTGGCGTCTGGCCGTGGCGAAGCGCTCCGACTCGAAGACCCTGCCTCGCAAGGCATCTCCCGAGCAGATCGAGAAGCTCCGCGAAGTGATCCGTGAGACCATCGACGCCAACACCACCGCCAACCTCCTCGGGGTGTCCCGGCCGACGTTGCGCCGGTGGGAGCGCGAGGGCAAGATCGTCGGGGTCCGGCCGCTGGGCCCCAAGCAGGTTCGCTACTACCGAGAGAGCGTCGATTCCCTCATGACCGCTGGAGCTGCACTGTGAAGCGCCTCGAACCCATCGCCGTCGCCGAACGGCTCGTCGCCACCGTGAACTCGGTGGTCAAGGACTACGAGGACGGCAAGCTCCGTGCCGGGTCCGACGTCCACCCGGTGAAGCGGCTCGACGACAACTGGGACCCAGAGCAGGGGATCTCGAACGAGAACATGATGCGCATGGTGGCCGAGCGCCTGGAGATCCAGGGCTTCACCCTGTACTTCAACCCCGAGGTCGTTCGCGAGGCCATCATCGCCGCGTCCGACCGAGCAGCTCCTCGCCAGTGACCGCTCTCTCCCTCGGGTTCCTCTCGCCCGCTCAACTCGCCGTCGACCACCGGCAGGCCTTGTGCTGCGACGATCGCTTCCCGGGGCGATGGCTGTGGGATGCCGAACTCGACGGCGGCGGCGAGAAGAACGCGAAGGGGGAGAGCTCCGTCGCGAAAGGGGACCGCCACGAGGCCGCGAAAGCGGTGTGCCGAGCCTGCAACCAGCGTTCGCTCTGTCTCGCCGCCGCGCTGAGCGACCCCAAGGCTGAGGGTGTCTACGGCGGCGAACTCTTCCCGATCGAGCCGAAAGAGAGCACTCCTCGTGGACATCGAGCAGACCCTAAAGAACCTGGACTTCCAGCCTGAAGGTGTCCCCTGCGACGTCCACCGCACTCGCTGGAATGTGGTCGGAGAGATTCTCCCCGCGGGCATTCCTGAGCGCGAGACACATCGTGGCGGCTGCCAGAATCTCTCCCGCAAACTCGTTACAATCCGACTGTGCCCCTGCTGGTCTGACCCCCGAAAGATCCCAGACATCGAGGGGTACGTCTTCGACAACGGGCTGCTCGTGAGTCGACTCATGCTTTGCGAGCCCCACCTCGAATACTTCCGGCACTACCTGAACTACCCCTTCCTTTGCCCCGGATGCGGTGTCCATTTCAACGACGCCGACGCGATCCTGCTCACCGTGCAGCAGACGTAGGAGACCCCAGTTGACCATCTTCGGTGACCACGCCGCTCTGTACCTCGAACAGGGATGGGCACCACTCCCGCTGCCGGAGGGGCTGAAGGCGACACCGCCGGACGACACCACCGGCAACAACCCGATCCCCGACGAGAACGCCGTCGTCAACTGGATCGAGGAGCGGCCGGAGTCGAATATCGGACTGCGGATGCCGCGGTTCATCCTCGAAGAGGATGGCAAGGCCTACGAGGTCATCGGTATCGACGTCGACCAGTACGACAGCAAGACCGGCAACGAGACACTCGAACGCCTGATCGAAGAGCACGGCCCGCTTCCCCGGACCTGGCGCTCGACGGCGCGCGGGATCGAGAACCCGTCCGGCATCCGGTTCTACCTCGTTCCCGCTGGGCAGAAGTGGGTCGGCAAGCCGGGCGCCGACATCGAGATCATCCAGAACACCCACCGCTACGCCGTAGCGTGGCCCTCTCAGGTGACCTGGGACAAAGGCCCGGTCGACCCTCCGCGGTGCTACCAGTGGTATGACACCGACGAGATCCCTCGCGACACTCCTCCGGACGTGGCCGACCTGCCGATGCTGCCGGAGGCCTGGCGCGAGGCGATGTGGAAAGGCGAGTCCGGACCAGCGCGCGAGGTCGAGAAGATCGACGACGTCGACGAGGCGTTCCTGTGGCTCGAAGAGAACATCCCCGGGTACACCGAGGAACCTTCCGGTCAGATGAACCGCGCCACCGACCCCGAGAAGCTCGACGACGAGATGGGCGCCGGTGCCCACGACACGATGGTCGCCCGGCTCCACGAGATCGTCCAGCTCGCGGCCGAAGGCCACCACGGACTGAAGGTCGGCATCACCCGCGTGCGCAAGGCCTTCTTCGAGGAGACCCTCGGCGCCAACGACGGGGAGGCCCGGCGCGACCTGACCAGCGCGAAGCTGGAGTGGCGGCGCTCGCTGTGCGGGGAGGTCGCCAACCTCCGCGCGGACATCGCCAACGACATGATCCGGATCTCGACCGTCGGCGGATACACCGCGCACGACGGTGACATCGACTTCGAGGTCTTCCACGAGAAGATGATGCGCCGGTGGGTCGAGCGCCGGAACACGATCGTCGACGCGACGGAGTACGAGGACAACGACTCGGGCCGCGCCATGATGTTCCTCGACGCCTTCGGCGACGCGATCCGACCCATCCGATCCGGCGCCGACGAGTGGGCCTGGTGGGACGACGAGATCGGTCGGCTGGTGAAGCTGGCGAAGGCCGAGACCTACGGCCTGCTCTGGTCTCAGTCCGTGCAGGCCTCCCTCCGCGCCACCGCGGACCGGTTGTTCGTGCAGGCTGACGCGCTCACCGAGCAGGGAAGCTCCGAGGCCGAGGACGTGCTGAAGGAGGCGAAGGCCTACGCGATGCGCGCGACCAAGGCGGGCAACCGCACGATCATCGAGCACTCGATGTCGATGGCCCACGTCCTCTCGAAGAACGCGATCGACCCCGCGGACTTCGACACAAACCCGCTGACCTGGGGCGTCGGCAACGGCGTGCTCGACCTGCGCGACGCCGAGGCCACCGGCGGGATCGTGTCCGATTACGATGCACTGTGCCGGAAGGGCAAGCCCGAGGATCTGATCCTCCAGCACACCCCCGTGGCGTACGAGCCCCACTACCGAAATGCCAAGTGGGAGAGCTACCTCGACACGTTCCTCCCCGACCGGAAGTACCGCCGGTACGTCCGCAAGGTCTTCGGCTACGCCTTCATGGGAGGCAACCCGCAACGCCGCATCATCTTCATCCAGGGCGGAACGTCGACCGGCAAGACCACGATCCTCGAAGCGGTCCAGGCCGCGCTCGGAGACTATGGCGGCGCGATCGACATGAACAGCATGTTCCGCCAGCGGCGCGACGCCGGTCCCATGCCCGAGGTGATCAGTGCGTTCCCGCGGCGCGCGGTGTTCGCCTCCGAGATCGGCCAGCGCAACCGGCTGCACTCCGACATGATCAAGCGCCTCACCGGCGGTGACTCGGTGACCGCTCGCGCGCTCTACAGCAACGTCATGGTGCAGCGGACCCCGATGTTCACCCCGATCGTCGCGACGAACTCCATGCCGACGATCGAGGACGGCGACGCGGCGCTCTGGCGGCGTCTGCTCGTTCTCCCTTTCGACCATCAAGTCCCTCCGGGCAGGGTGGAGCCGGAGCCGATTAAGAACGACCCCGAGGCGTTGCGCGCGGTGCTCGCGTGGCTCGTCGAAGGCCTGCTCGACTACCTGATGGAGGGCCTCGAAGAGAACATGCCCGCCGCGGTGCAGGTCCGACAGAAGACGTTCATCGCCGGGACGAGCGCGTTCCAGACATTCCTCGCGGAGATGACGAAGGAGGACGAGAAGGGCAAGGTCGTGACCTCGGTCCTGTTCGAGCTCTACCACCAGTGGACCGTCCGCGAGCAGGTCAAAGAGAGCCTGAGCAAGCGCGAGTTCGGCGCGCGAATGCGGGACCAGGGATTCGTACCCAAGCAGGCCAGCCTGCGCCGGGCCGGGAAGACCACCTCGGTCTACATCTACAAGGGGCTCTCGATCGTCAAGGAGTGATCCCGGCACGCAGGGCCCGCTTGCGCTCCTGCCACTGGGTGAACGTCATGTGGAGCGGGGGAGGGAAGGCGAAGCCCTCCTGAGCTGCATAGATGTTGATCTCGCGGTGCCATCCGGCGTCGTAGGTCAGATACTCCGCGTAGTCGTCGACGTCCTCACGCAGTTCGTCGAGTTCTTTCTCGACGTGGCCGATCTTCTCGCTGACCCGCTCTTCGATGATGCGATCGAGGTTGGTCGCGGTGATCACACGGGAGGTATTTCGGCTGGCCGTTGAGCGACCTTGCCACCACCGTCCGGCTGCGCCGAAGATGCCGGGGAGCTTCGCCGCGGCCTTGCTGAAGAGAGCGGGGGACCCGAACAGGATGAAGACGAGTAGGGTCAGCCAGAAGTTATCGCTGGTGGGCAGTGGGACTTCCATCGGACACCTTCACGTCGGGATCGTCATCGTCATCGACAACGATAAGCCGGGGCTGCTGGTTGATCGCGTATCCGAGAGCCGCGGCCCAGTAGGTGAACCCGAGCACGAAGAACGTGATCGGTGTCCGGAATCCGTCTCCTCCGCGCTCGTACACCGCAGCAGTGAATCCGCAGGCGAGCGCGATGTAGGCAGCACCCGCGAAGTAGAGGCCGATGATCGACACTCGGCGCCAACGCCCTGCAAAGCCGAGCAGGATCAGGATGCCCGAGGACAGGCAGAGCAGCCCCCAGAACCATAGAGGGAACGCCGCCTCGACTTTTGAGAGCGTCGCGGTGGGGTTGGTCTCGCCGGTGATGTAGTCCAGGCCCCGCGAGATCGGCTCCAGGGCCCAGAGCGCAAGGATGACCGCCCGGAGGGGGAACGGGACGGTCGGCGTCCAGTCCCCCAGCCGGGGCAGCTTCTCCAGCAGCTTGCGCAGCATCAGAACTTCGCGTTGACCTCTTCGGCGGCGCGCTCCACCTTCTCGACACCCTTCGGGGTGATCCCGTTGGGGGTCTGGAGGACGCCGAGGACGGTCGCCAGCACGACGACCGAGCCGATCGCCGTCTGGATAGTGCCGGACAGCTCGTAGCCGTTCGAGGCCAGCAGCCAGATGACGAGCGCGAGCCCGCCGAAGGCGGTGGTCACGGTGTTCGAGAACCGCTTGAACCACGGCTGCGCGTGCAGATCTGCGCGGAGCTGGTCGACGACCTCGCTGGCAGGGACCGGGGGAACGCTGGGCAGAGTCACTTCTTCTCCTCGATGATGGGGGCCGGTTCGAGCACGGCCTTGGTGTCGACGCCGACCTTCTCGGCGATGGCGCGGATGAGCAGGAAGCTCTGCCGCACGTTCTTGTGGATCGCGGTGATGAATCGCACCGGCGAGCCGTAGCGCTGGCTGTCGAGCGCGGGGTCCGGGACGTCGGCCACGTAGCCGTCGTAGACCAGCTCGTTCCACAGGTCCATGACCATCGCGCGCAGGTAGGCGAGCTTCAGCCCCTTCTGCGCCAACGACGGGTTGCCGTCGACGTTGTAGTACTGGGTGTTGCGCTGCGGCCGTGGGCCGATCACACCCTTCTCCAGGTCGGTGACCTGGGCTTCGCCGGTCTGAATCGCGGCGCCGAGGATCTTCCCCTGTGCCTGTGCGTCGAGTGCCATGAGTAAACCTCCCGGTAGGATCGCCTCGCCGAGCGCGAGACACGTGTTGTAACGCGATTGTCGCCCGGGCCATCCCCAGGGCATTACCCCGTCGACCCAGCCGTTGACACATCGGCTGACGGCCAGGATGTCCCCGGCGTCGGCCCACTGGTTGATCGTCTTCCCCTTGCGCGAGGTCGTCGACCAGTACTTTGCCGCCGCGAGGAACCCCCACCGCGGCGTTGCGACGAGGTCCGGGTTTTTCGTGAAGTGCTCGGGGTCATCGACCAGACCTCGTGCGACACACCACTTTCCGAACTCGCGGTAGTTGTTCCGGCCGGTGAGCTGGATGGCCCCTCGGCCGCGGAACCGGTAACCGTCCCCGGACACGGTGTTCCCGAGATCAGCCCGGCCCTCGTACCCACGTTGCTGCGCGGTCGGGCCCCACAGCTCGACGAAGTTCGCGAACCCGCCGGTCTCCTCGCCGATCGTGGCGAACCACGCCGCGGCGCGTCGGACGGTGTTGATCTCGGCGATCTCCATCGCGCTCTCCACGAAGGAGACGAGAGGGGCCAGCGACTCGGCCGACTTAGTTGTCGGCATGAGCGCCTGGCGCAGTGTGGCGGCGTCCATCATGCTCCTCGGTGGGGTTCGCCGACCTGCATCGCGGCAGCGAGCACGCGGAGCTGGTCGGCCTCGGACAGTGCGCCGAGGAAGTCGTCGGCGACCTTGGCATTCGCGGCCCAGGTGTAGCCCTTTCCGGAGATCATCGAGAGCGCCTGCTCGCTAGTGACCCAGTAGAAGTAATCCGGGAACCCGCTGTCGGCGATCGCCATCTGGTCGAGCCGTTCGTTCTTCGCGACGATGGACCAGTAGTGGTAGATCCATCCCCCGCCGTACTGTGCGCGCTCCCCTCGCTGTGGCCGAGGGTAGTTGGCCGGAGGCACCATGATGTTGCCACCGACCCCGTATCCGGCGTCGATCGAGTGGAAGACGTGCTTGCGGAACTGGTCGAGGTTTCCGGCTCCCGGGACCTGCACGGTTCGATAGATGTCGCCGAGTCGCTCGTTCAGCTCTCGCGTGAGGTACAGGATGGTGTCGGTGCCGTTGACAGTGGTTCCGAGCTGGTCGGCCATGTACTTCTCGGTGACCTTGATCCCGCGGATCGACAGGAGAACCTGCATCGTCGCAGGGCCGCACCAGTAGTACGTCTCTTGCGGGATGATCACATGGTCGAACTTCAGTACGACGTCGCCAGCAGCCATCTTCTCCCCTTCCCGGTGACCCGACGGTAGCACCGGGCGAGAAAGCCCGTCGAAACTCAGCTCGTGTACCGAATCTTCGGGGTGATGTCGACCGAGGTGGCCGACGCGCCGATCGTGACGGGGTTGTCCAGCGGGTATCCGCGGAGGAAGGTCGTCCCGTTCCAGATCCCGTAGTGCGTCACGTTGGTGCTGCCGGGGATTGTGAAGGGGACCGCGCCGCCGACGACCTGTGCGACAGATCCATCCATCGCGCCGGACCCCCAGGGGGTGTTGCCCTCCAGGGTCCCGATCCGGTTCGCGCCAGTCGTTCCGGGGTCGCCGCTATGCGGAGTGATCTTGTTCCCGCGGCTGGCGATGTACTCGGCGATCGCGATCTTGTCGGCGTTCGTTGCGGCCATGATGGTCTACTCCTTGATCGTGGTGATGCGGGAGCCGTCCCCGCTGGGTGAGCTGATACAGGTGACGACGGCTGAGTCGATCTCGCCGAAGAGACTGGCCGAGATCCGAAGGCCTTCGAACTCGAAGGCGGGGGCGTACCCGTCGGAGAAGGGCCCGTAGTCGTAGGTGGTGGCGCACGCCGCGACGATGAATCGGTCCTCGATCGAGCTGTAGAGGATCTCGGTGTCGACCGGCATGAGCGCGTAGCTGCCGAACTCGATCCACAGCTCGGTCTCGAACGTCACGACTGTCGTGCTCTGAACCACACCTGTCCCCTCGCTCCCGCGCCGCCGCGGGTCCTGTTGCCGAAGATGCCGCCGTTGCCACCTGATCCGCCGCCGCCGGGTGGGTTCCCCGGGAGCCCGCTGCCGTCGGACAGCGCGCCGCCGACGTACTCGGTGCCGAGGTAAGTGTAGTTGCCTGGTCCGGGGCCGTCCCGTCTCGTTGATCCGCTGTTGACGCCGGTCCCTCCGGCCGCGGTGAGGGTGCCGACCGACGCGGTGATCGTCGTGTTTCCGCCTGGTTGCCCCGCGGCGTTGCCCGAGTTCGCTCCCCCGGCGCCGCCAGCCCCGACGACGCCGGTGAATTGCGACTCGGTCCAGGGGATGTCCACGCCCCGCTGGAGGGTGATCCCGGCCCACTCTCCGGGGAGGCCTCCGGACCCGGGTTGACTGTTCGCGCCGGATCCGGTCTGGCCGCCTCGACCGCCGCCGAGACCGATGACGTCGATGAAGATGCTCCACCCCGGGATCGGGTAGGTGAAAGCGCCGACGGTGGTGATCGTCGTGGTGGTCGGCGCGACGGGGCTGTACGCGGCCGACGCGGAGAAGGAACCGGTGCCCGTGAAGCTGGCGAGGAGGTGTGCAAGCTGGCTCGCTGTGGACGACCCGAGGCCTTCCATCGACGCCAGGAGGTGAGCTGTCGCCGAGGCCTGGAACGATCCCGTGCCGGTGAAGCTCGCGCTGGCAGGAAGGGCAAGCCGCGCCGCGAACTCTCCGAGACCAGTGAACTGCCCGGTGAGGTGCGCCGCGGCCGTCGCCTGGAAGATCCCGGTGCCGGTGATCGTCGCGAGGAGTCGGACCACCGCGGCAGCCGGGAACGACCCGGTTGCCTCCGCAGTGGCTCGCAGATGTGCCGCGAGGGCTGCCGAGAACTCGCCGTACCCCTCCGCGACCGCGAGGAGCTGGAGCTTGACCCACCATCCCAGCTCGGAGTCCTGCTCGATGACCGGACCCGTCGGCGACCAACCGAGGCCGGGGTGGACCGGGGCGTCCGGCGCCGGGTCAGGGGACCACATCAGGCCCCGGGTCCGCTAAACCCGCCGTTGGCGCCACGGATGATCTCGCCGTCGCGGTAGCACTCAACCGAGATGAAGTCCGGGCCGAACTCATCGTGTCCTCGGGTGAGCACGACGTCGACACCAGGCAGCGAATCGAACTGTGCGTGAACGGTTTCCGACATGGTCTCCCCTAGCTCAATAGTCGTCCGGAGAACGACATTCCGTATCCATCGGCAACGCCGACGAGGCTGGCTGGACTGGTTGCTCCCCATCCGGGGGCAACGCGCTCGCCGACAGTGCAGTATCTCATGACGGTGCCGAGCACTGCGGTGATGGAGATCGCGGTCTTCCCCTGGTCACCGAAGGTGTCGGGGTCGTCCTGGTTCGGGTTGGTGAATCGCTCGGTCGACATCGGGACGGACGAAGTACCCACGGCCCCTTGGCCGTAGAAGAGGACCGGTCGCATGGGGGAGGAGGACGAGGAGCCAATGACCGCGGTGGTTCCGGTGTACATCAGGTCGAACTGCCACCACCCTTCCTTCGTCACGACGAACTCACCACGGGCGTAGTCGTAGGTCGTTCCAGCCGGGGGCTTGATGTCCTCCGACATCACTTGTGTGTCAAAGAAGTTCGCCGGAATACGGGCGTTGAGCGCCTGGTTGACCGAGGCCGCGGCGACGCGCGAGTATCGGAAGGCGTTGCCGAGCACGATCCCGCCGCCGGGGATGTCCGACCAGGAGTAGCTGGAGATCGGTGATGGCCGCTTCCAACCGACGAAGGGAACCCCCTCGCCGTACATCGCCACGCCGTGCCGCCGGAAAGTCGGCCCCATCTTCGACAGGTCGGCGTTGTCGGTGTGTCCGGCGACGGTTCGGCCGTTGTAGAGCAGGGAGAACTGTCGCTCGTTCGCCAGCGACCCGGGACGGAACTGGATCACGTCACCGGCGCGCGGGTCCTCGACGTCGGAAGTGGCGACCGGGTTGCCAGGCACGCCGTTGAGGACGATGTACACCGCGAGCCCACCGGAGCGCGAGATCCGGGTCATGATCGCGTTGTTCGGCATGAGGTTGCTCGCGCTGTTTCCGACCCAGAGTCCGTCCCATCGGTTGAGCAGGTAGAGGTAGGGGTCGCCGCCGCCGAACGAGCTGGAGAACCCACTCTTCAGCACGATGGTGTTCGCGAAGTAGTCGCTGACCGGGGCCTCGCCGTCCCAGAGCGCGTATCCACGAGCGGGTTGGGAGACGTCGGAATAGGTCAGCTCGATCGCGTTGTTGACGATCGAGAGCTGGCCCCCTCCGATGTTGTTCGAGATCCATAGCGGACCAAGGGTATTCGAGTCCGGCCGGTTGATGGTGTCGGTGCCGCTACGACCGCCGGATGCCCCCGCCTCGTTGGAGGCCAGGAGTTCCTGGAGCTGCTGCTGCGCGACGACCGCCGCTTCCTGTGCCTCGTCGGCCCGGCGACGAAGCCCTCGGACAGCCTCGAACGCCTGTGCGATCGGCCCGGTCCCGGCGGCTGTGCCGGTGTTCTCGGCACCGTCGCGCACGTTGGCCGCGAGATCTTCGGCCTTCAGGTCCGCGGTGAGAGCGGTCGCGCTGGCGACGTCGGCCGTGGTGCGCAGGCCGGTGACCTCTTCGATGAGGTTCGCCAGGGAGCCTCCGACGAAGGGAACACCGCGGATCGCGCGGATGATGGCGTCGAGGATGTTCTGCGCGAAGTCCTGGATTCCCCCGACGACGCCGCGGAGACCGTTCGACAGGGTCGGGAGGAGGCCTGCGCCGACGGTGCCGCCGCCGAGGATCGTGCCGAGCTGAGAGATCCACTCCTGGATGTCACTGACGGTGGAGCCGATCCGGCCGGTGATCTTGTCGAAGAACTCGCCGACGTTGTTGACGACCGCAACGATGCCCTCGCCGAGATCGCCGAGCGCGTCGACGAGCCCGCCGATGAAGCGCTGGGGCAGGCTGCCGTACTTCGAGATCCGCATGTCGTCCCACCACACGGTGCCCGCAGTGGTGGTGGCCCCGACCTCGACCTGGAGCCGGATGCTGTCGACGCCGGTCGGCACCTCGTACGTGCCGGTGAGTTCGGTCCACCCCGAGCTGGCCGACGGCGAGTTGCGCGCGGCGATGGGGACCTCGGCCTGTGCCGTGTCGCCGATGTAGGGGATGACCGAGACCCGCAGTGCATTGGCCCCGCCGGTCAGGCCGGTCCACTTCACCCAGCCCGAGATCTGGAACTTCTGCTCGGCGGTGGCGGGAACGCTGTTGGACAGCAACACCTTTCGATTTCCGTCACCAGTGGTGCGCGCGGCGCCGGGAGCCGTGCGTCCCTCGGCGCCGTCCCAGGTCCAGATGTCCTGGCCGTCGAGGGAGTCGGCGCTCTCGAACCCACCGTTCTCTAGCAGGTTCGGGTAGGCCTCGCCGATGTGGCTGAAGGGGATCAGCGGCAGCCGTCCCGGGTTGATCAGTCCGGTCGCGAGACGTCGCAGGGTGCCGACGACGTTCTGGATCGCGTTAAGCGCGAAGTCGTCGCCGGTGTAGCTGCCCTCGAAGGCATCCTTCAGGGCCTCCCAATTGGCAAGTGCGTCTTCCCAGTTCGGGATGTCGAGCCCGAACATGTCGAGGATCTTCGCGACGATCTCACCGACGCTCTTCGGGTCCCAGATGTCCCTCTTGACCGCGAGCTGTTTGCCCGCGAGGAGGAGTTCCGCCGGGGTGTGCCGATTGAGGTCGAGGACGTCGGTCACGCTACGCCTCGGAGCCAGGGATTGGGTCGCAGTAGACGGTGAACGAGGCTCGATCCTTGCGGGTGGAGACGCCGAAGGTCGCGAGGGTGTCGATCCGGCGCAGCACGAGGTAGATCGTGCCGACCTCGCCCTTCGAGACCGAGTACGCCGTAGACTCCGGCGTCATCGGAGACCCCTCGAACGCCGGTGACAGGTCCCGAGGGTAGAAGTTGTCGATGATCGCGGTGATCGTGTTGCCCGGGCCGCGGCCGACCACGGGTCCGGTCGCCGATCCGAGCCGGGCTTCGAGGTCGACGCGCGCCTGCACGCCGGTGAGCTTCACGTCGCACTGGGCGAAGACCCGAGGGTGCCATGCGAATCCCTGTGCGGGGACGTTGATCTGGGCGATGACCTTGTAGTCGTTCGACCAGTTGTTGTCGTTGACCACGGTGAAATCGTTGGGGCCGATGGCGAAGGGGCCGACCGGTCCGGACATGAACGTGGTGGGTCGCCACTTCTCCAGAAGGCTGTCGTAGACGAGCACCTGGCCGTCGGCCGGGCCACCCACGGGCATCTCGACGTCGCCTGCTCCGGCGATTGCGTCTCCGGCGTCACCCTTCTGGCCGACGCCGACCGATCCCTGGTTGCCTCGGGGGAGAACGAAGTTCAGGATCTTGTTCGTCGCGGTCGACGCCGGGTCTACCGAGACAGCAGCCTGCCCGCCGGAGGGGGAGGTGGTGACTGTGCCGATGCTGAAGCCGACCGACGGTCCGATGTCGCCTTGCATCCCGACCACGTCGTGGACGATGCGCCACTCTTCGCCGTTCCAGAACCACGCGGTGTTGGTGGTGTCGTTGAGCACGACATACCCGCGGTCACCCTCCGCGAGATCCTGCGGCAGCAATGGGGTGATGTCAGAATCGTTCGCTTGGCTAAGCACCACGTCCGGCGCGAGCTTCGGACCGGGCTCGCCGTCTTTGCCGGGGTCACCCTGACGGCCCCGCGGCAGGAGCAGCTCGCCGACGCCGTTGGTGACCTCGATGATCGCGCGGCGCTCGGACTCGTAGTCCATCGCATCGCCATCCCAGCGCAGGATGAGCTGAACGATGGCTTCCTTGATGGTCTCCGGCATGTTTCTCCCTCGGTCGCGGTCAGTCTATCCGGGTCTAACCGGCATCCGACAAAGTCCAGAAGTCGAAGGCCTGCTTGACCCTCTCGACGCGCTTCAGCGCCAGCTCCATCGGGTCCTTCAGTGCTTGCTCGTCGCCGACCTTGATCGTCATCCGAGTCCGCTTCGCGCGGTTGAGCGTGACGGTGATGCGGCGGACGTAGTCGACGTGGATCTCGCCGTCGTCCTCCCAGCCGATGGGGTCTCCGATACCGAAGTGGACGAACGGGATGAACGGCTTCCCGTCGTTGATCGTGACCGAGAACGACCGGTACGGCCGGGTCTCGAACATGATCTTCCGGAGCGCCTGGATCGAGTCGTAGGTGTAGGCCGTCGTCCCGGATCCGGGGTAGGCCTCTGGCAGCATGAAGAGGCCGAACTTGGCGCGCAGGCGCTCGTTGGTCTGGCTCTGGAAGGCCAGCGCGATGTCGGAGAGCTCCCCGCTGATCAGGTCCGAGAGGAACGAGATCCCGGCCACCGCGAGGATGCCCCCGATCGCCGCGTTGGCGACCATCTCGATGCCCTTGTTCAGCCACTCGGGGGACTGTCCACCGACGATCCCGGTATGGGCCTGAGGCGAGTTGATGACGACCTCGGACTCTTCGATGTCGTCGTCGAGGTCGTCCTCGCGGATGACCACCCAGGGGTCCTTGGGGTCGGTGCCGAAGAACTTCGACAGCGAGTACATCTCGCTGTTCTCGGTGAAGGCGCCGACGATGTTCTCGACGATCGGGCTGACCGTGTCGATGACGGTGTTGAACAGGCCATCGAGCACCGTGCCGGTGCGGCCGACGACGCCTCGTTTGTCGTGGACCTTGAAGTAGATGCACGAGTGTTCGAGGGTGATCTTGTCCGACGGCTGGGGGTCACGTCCCTTCACCCAGGCCTTCGCCTCGATGACGACGTGCTCGTCGTAGGCGACCTCGCGGAACAGCTCGTCGAGCGGGGTCATTCGGGCCAGGAGCGCGTTCCAGCGCGTGGTGTCGTGAAGCAGACTGCTCGGGATCACCACGCACGGTCGGGCCCAGTCCTTGACCTTCATCGACCACCAGTTCTCACCGGGGTTGTTGAAGAACCCGATGGGGAACCGGTGGAGCCCGCTACCGAAGGCCTGGAGCCGGAACAGCACCTCGAAGATGTAGCTCTCGATCATGCTCTTGGTGGGCATGAGCTTGACGTTCTTCTTCGGCCATTGGAACCCGAGCGGGGTGAAGTTGTTGGGCCAGCAGAACATCGACTCCAGCCAGACGTAGTCGCTGACCAGCTCGGCGATGACCGTGCGCTTCTTCCCCTTGCGCTTCTTCCGGCACTTGTCGACGCGGCCGGTCCACCATTCGCCGTTGATCTTGATGTGGACGAAGATGTTCTCGTTGTCACAGTTGGCGAAGATCTTCGCCCACTTCGAGTGGTAGGGCACCTCGATGTGCCCGGGGCCGGTCTCGTTCTCGGCGAACTCGGCCTCGGCCTCGATGAAGTCGTTGCAGTAGCCTTCGAGCCCCATCGGGTCGTCGTCGATCCACCGGCGGATCTCGATGTCGGCGGTCGTTCGCCACGACGGGATGATCCCGCGGTCGTCGAGCGGGATCGGGGGCGCGTCACTCAGCAGAGGAGGCATGGCTCACCAGAACGTCATGTAGAGGGGCTGCACGATCATCTTGGCCTCCGTGCCGGGGAGCCCGCCTTGGACGCGGAACTTCCACGTCTCCTGCGAGCGGGGGTTGAGCCAGAGCTTAGGTCGTTGGCCGTTCATCTGTGCCCAGAGGTTCTTCTCCTGCCCACTGGGGCCGACCCGAGTGATGGTCTCGATACGAGTGTCGGGGTTGAGCCAGACGCCCTCCCCGCTCTTCAAAGGTGGGAGCGGGATCATGTCGTCCTCGACGAGTGGGCCGAGGCCCTCCTCGCCGCGCCAGTTCGGCTGCCGGGTGCCCCGGGGGATGTGCCAGGTGCCTGGTCCGGGCAGGTAGATACGCGGGTAGACCCGCGGCGCCGAGCCGAGGTTGCGGACCTTCATCTCGATCGTCGAGTTCCCGTTGACCACCTTCGACCGGAAGGTCTCGGAGTACCCCTTGTAGTAGGGGTTCGGGGAGACCCAGGTCCACGGGTATCCTGCCAGCCGTCGGAGCAGCGCGGGGTCTTTGTCGAGCGAGCCATCCGGCGACGCGCCGAGGAGGACATCGAGGAATCGGACCCCGCTGTAGCTGTTGATGAAGAACAGCCGGGAGTACCGCTCGAAGAAGTTGTTCCGCTGCCAGTCGTCGTAGGCCGCGCGCACCTGACGCGGGGTCTTCCCCAGGATGTTGACCGCACCCTTGATCGTCCGGACGTCGACGTTCGAGCCGACGAGGTCGGCCCCGTTCTGATGGGCTTCCTGGAGCCAGACCAGCTCGGTCGGCGGTCGATCGAGGCCGGTGAGCCCCATCGCCAGCTCGACTCCCTGCTTGCCCTGCCCGCGCATCCCGGACAGCCAGAACCGGCCACCCTCGGGACCGCGGAAGATGACCCAGGTCCGATCCCCTCGGCTCAGCCCACCACTCACGTCAGTACCTCCGGCGTCCGGCCTTGGTCCGGCGCATCTGCCGGTTCTGCGCGTCCTCCATCGTGGACATGAGTTCGTCCGTGCTGACGCCGGTGTTCACCGTACCAATCAGCGGTCCACCGATCGCCGACAGCGCGGACTCCAGCATTCCGGGAGCGGCCTCCGGGATGTAGTTGGCGAAGTCGCTCGCGGTCTTGGTCGCCCACTGACCGGTCGCCTGACCGATGTTCGCGATGAGCGCGGCCGGGTTGCCCGCGAGGGCCGCGCCCCATGCCGGGGCAGCCTTGGCGATGCCGTTGGCGAGTTCGGTGACGGCCGGGGCCTTCTTCGCCAGCATCTCGGCCTGCGGACTGCCGATCCCGAGCGGGGCGTTCTTCGCGAACCCCATGCCGAGCTTGCCCTCGAAGGTCTCGAACGGGTTGGTGAACATCGGCTTGGTGTCGATGTTCCCGCCCTTGTTCACCGACGGGACGTTGTTGTCCGGCTTGTAGGAGCCGTCCTTGCCGATCGCCGCGCCCTGGAGGTTCTGGCCGTACGCCGATCCGGTCTTGTCGCCGGGCTCGGTCTCCGCGGTGGTGGCCCAATCCTTCGACGGATCATCCGACGGGGTATCCACGGTGACCGAGATCGGGTCGTCCTTGGTCCCGGCCGGACGGATGCCCTTGCGCAGCAGCGCCTCGTCCTCGCGGCCGAAGTTCTGCCCGGCACCGGAACCCCACGGGGACCCACCCTGCTCGTTGAAGATCTTCGCCGCGATCTCGGCCTGCTGCTCCGGAGTCGCCTCACCGGCGGTCGGCGCGAACTTCGTGCCGCCGTTTGATGCCCAGGTGCCCTTGGCGATCTGGAACAATCCGCTGGCCTCGTTACCGCCGGAGTTGACGTCGGTGACCTTCTGAGTGACCGTCGGGTCGCCACCGGACTCCCGCTTGATGAGCTTGGCCCACTCGGGGTCGGTCGAGGTGTACGTGCCGTCCGGATTGCGCTTCAGCGGGATCGTCGCCGCGCCGGAGCCGGTTCCCGGCAGGCCGTCGTCGAGGTCCGCGGCGGTCGGCGGCTTGATCTCGGTCTGTTCGGGAACCGGCAGCTCGCCGGGGGCCGTCGACTTGCCACCGACGCCAGCGATGTTGACGTCGGCCGGTCCGGTCTCCGGAGTAAGCGGCTTGTCGCCGGTATCGGGGGTGAGCGGCTGCTGCTGCGGCAGAACCGGGTTGATCCCGATCCCGCGAAGGGCGGCGACCAGCCCGCGAAGCAGGACGGTCTCCATCGGGTTGAGCATGTACTCGTCGCGACCGGTGTCGTTCTGCACGACGGTGGTGCCCGGCCGGATGACGCCTCCGGTGTCGAAGAGCACACGCTTCAACCCGCCGAGGAGGTTGCCTGCGCCGGACTTCACCTTGTCGACCGCGCCGCCGAGCATGTTCTTCCAGCCCTCGACCGAGGTCAGCTCGGAGACCTTGTCGAGCAGCTTCTCCTTCGCGGGTTCGACCATGCCCTTGTACAGCTCGCGCGGGGTCGCCTTGATCTCCGGGGGAGGGTTGAACGCCGCGGTGTCGAGGAGCTTCTTCACCGGTGCGAGCGCGGTGTTGAAGGCCTTCTCTGCCCACGCGGTGATGCCCTTGCGGACGGCGGCGTCAGTGACGCCGCCGAACGCGATGTTGTCGGGCATGATGTTCGGGTTGATCGGGCCCTGGTTCGGCGCGTACCAGATGTGCGGGTGGTCCATGTGGTTCTGCGTCGGCGACCCGCGGTCGTCCATCCCCTCGGTGCGACCGTCCGGCGGGTAGTGCATCTGCTGCTTCCAGATGGTGTGCGTCACCGGATAGTTCGGGTGGTTCGCCATCGAGAACTCGGTGACCTCGTCGCCGGTCTTGCCCCCGAGCTCGGCCACCATGACGTCGAGCGCGCGGCCCGATGAGTGCTCGTTGTAGCCGTCCGGAGGACGGTAGCCGCCGATGGACGTGACCGTCTTGGGCCAGGTGCCCTTGATGATGCGCGCCATGAGCTGAGCGATCGGCTGGAGCCCACCCTCGCCCGGGAGCGGAGCCAGTCGGTCGCCTGCGGACAGCTCGCCACCCTTGGCGTACCGCGGCAGCGCTCCGTCGCCCTCGGCGTCAGCCAGTCCGGCCGGAGTCCAGGTGAACGGCTTGCCCTTCATCACCATGTCGCGCATCCGGTACATGGCCTGCTGACCACCGGCACGGGCGACGTCCATCACGTCCCACATGTGCTCGCCGGGCATACCGAGAATGCGAACCGAGTCCTTGCCTCGGACCGCTCCGGCTGCCATCGGCACCTCGCCACCGGAGGCCATGCCGATCGGGCTGACGTCGACCCAGTCGGGCATGTGCCCGCCGAGGAAGTTGTCGACCGCCTTCCAGGCGCGACCGATACCGCCGTTGATCACGTGGTTGATCACCCAGTTGATAGGGGTCTTCGCGATGTCGACCAGTCGTCCCCAGGCCGTGCCGATGCCGTCGACGACGGTGGAGAAGAAGTCTCCGACGCGCGAGATCCCGTTCCGGAGCGCATCGAACACAGGTTCGACCATGCTCCAGAGCCACTTCCACCCGTCGACGATGAAGTCGATCACCGGCTTAAGTGCGTTGTCCCACAACCACTTCGCGATGTCGCCGACATTGGTGATCCCCTTGATCAGCCAGGTCAACACCGGCACGATGATGTTCCGGATGGCCCAGCCGATCACGTTCGCGATCACGGTGAACACGGTCGACACGATGGTGCTGAGCACCTTCAGGACCGGAATCAGAATGGGGACAATGAAACTCACGATGCTGACGAGCGCCTGCACGATCGTCGGGAACAACGGCAGGATCGCGTTGATCACGGTCATCAGGCCCGGCAGCAGGCTGGTGATCAGCTCGGCGAACACCGGCACGATCGGCAGGATCGCGATCACCAGATCAGCGAATCCCGTTGCGATCTGGGTGATTACAGGTGCCAAAGCACCGATGATCTCGGCGAGCACACCGGCGAGGGCACCGGCCATCGCGCCGATTGCTTCGGCCAGCGGAGGGATGATCGGCATCAGCGCGTCGACGAGCCCCGCGATGACCGGTCCGAGCGCGTCGGTGATGGTCTGGAAGGCAGGAGCAAGAGCGCCGACGAGCGCACCGACGACCCCGCCGACCAGGGTCAGGATCGGCGCGAGTCCCTTGATGATGCTGCCGAGCAGCGCGGCGAGCGGGCCGATGGCGGGAGCCAACGCGGCAAACACCTCGGCGATGACCGGGCCGAGCACCTCGAAGACCTTGCCGAGCTCGAATCCGATCTGACCGAACGCGACGCCAACGGTCTCCATGATCGGCTGGATCGCTGCGAGCCCGTTGCCGAGGCCTTGGAACATCGCGACGAGGCCTGGCCCCATCCCGATCACGAGGTCGGTCAGCGCCGGGCCGAGCACGGTGAGCAAGACGTCGCCGACGATGGTGATGATCGGCGCGAGGGTCTGGACGGCTTCCTTGACCCCGTTGAAGAAGGTCTTCAGGCCCTCTTGTCCCTCGACCGAGCCGAGGAACGCGCGCAGCTCGCCGGTCGCGGTCTCGATGGTGTTGAGGAATCCACCGCCGGTCTCCGCTCCGGCCGAGAAGATCTCGCCGATGATCGCGCCGACGTTGGCGAGAATGCGGCCGAGCTGCTTCGCCATCGTCAGGGAGTTCTCGAAGAACTCCTGCATCGAACCGTCGGCCCGGGCCTCGTCGGTGAACTGCTTGAAGCTCGACGCCATGTTCGACACCGCGGTACCGAGGCGCGGCATGAAGGTCGACCCGACAGTGGTGACGTTCATGAAGGCCTGCGCGAACGGCGCGAAGCTCTGCGCGATCCCGGCCCACATGCCACGCGAGTTGTTGAGCGTGGTGGTGAAGTCCATCGCGGCCTGCTCGGTGGAGAAGGTCGCGAGCGCACCGCGGAGCCCGCCGTTGATCTCGGTCGCGATCCCCGCCAGCCCGGTCCGCAACACCGGGAGCTGGACACCGGCGAGCTTGGTCACCGAGTCGCCGAGCCGGTTGAACAGGGCGTCCTGGATGAACTTGCGGGTCTCGGTCCAGGCCGGTCCGAGCGCGTGGATCTGCCGGACGAACTGCTGGGCCTTCGGCGAGAGCCGGTCCATCGCCTGCGCGACCTTGTCGACCCCACCAGCCATCTGGTTCGCGGCGTTGGCTGCCGACTCCATCGCGGCGGTAAGCGCGTCCTGGGCGTCCTTCAGCGCGTTGTTGGCGTCGACGACGCCGTCCTTCGCCGCGATGACCTGCTTGTCTCCCTCGACCCCCTTGCGATTGGCCTCGGCGACGTCGTTGGCAAGGTCGTCGTTCTGCTTGCGGAGCTGGTCGTACTGGAGCTGCGACTTCTCCAGGTCGATCTGCGCGCCCTCGATCTCCAGAGCGTCGCCGGATGCGGTGGCCTCTTGGACGCGCCGGACGGCTTCCTTGATCGCGAGCGCAGCCTCGCGCTCGTTGATCGGAGCCATCTTCATCTCATCGTTCATGTCCCGCAGGCGCCGGACGGCGTCCTTGCGAGCGTCGTTGAGATCTTCGAGCGCGCGAGTCACCCCGCGGTGCGCGGTGGCAAGCCCGCGGTCGGCAGCCTCGATCCCCCGTTGAGCCGCGGCCTGCTGGCTGGCGCTCTGGGTGACGGCCGTCCCCGCGGACTTCGAGGCGTCCGAGAGCGCCGAGAACGCGCCGCCGATGCCGACGGCGCCGATGGCGATGGCAGCGAGACCAGCTCCGGCAGCCGTCGCGGCAGCGGGGAGCAGGCCGAGAGCACCGGCAGCCTGCGAGGCAGCACCGATGAGCGCGGTCAGACCGCCGACGGCAGCCTGGGTGACGATCGGGGCCATGACGGTGCCGGTAGCGATCGCGGCCTTGCGTACTGGCCGACCACTGCCACCTCGACCACCTCCTCCACCGCCGTCCCCCATCCCGCCGAGCGGGCCTCGGCCGTTGCGGCTGTTGATGTTGGCCGTGATGTTCGCTGCGGCGACGCGAGCGCGCAGGGTCTCGATGGCCCGGCGCAGGCTGGCGTCATCAACGCGAGACTCGATGGATACCCTCACCGGCCCCATCGCGGAGAGCTGTGCCTGAATCTCCCGATGTGCGTTGGCGACCGACCCCCGGTCCACCCGGGCCTCGACCGCGACCCGGGCCTTCAGGTCGCGGGTGGCGTCGATCTTCGCCTGGGCCTCGCGGGCAAACCCGGTGACGTCCGGCTTCAGCGAGACCTTGACCGAGAGCCCCTCGACCGTCTTCAACTTCGCGCGAGCATCCCGGGTGAACCCGGTCATGTTCGGCTTCAGCTCGACGCCGACATGGAGCGGATCTGCGGCGAGCTTCGCCCGTGCGGTCTTGTGGAAAGTTGCCGCGTTGGGGATGAGACGGACAGCGCCTTCGCCGACGAGGAAGGTCTTCGCCACGCTGTCTCACCCCTCTCTGATATGCGAAAGGGCACCAGGGTTTCCCGTTCCCTGGTGCCCTCTCGGTAGGCACTTGCGATCCTATCTCAGGTCCGCTGCCCGACGCGAAACCTGGCGGCGAGGTCGTCCATGTCGCTCTTCTCGTCCATCAGTTCGAGGATGTCGAGAGCCGAGACCGGCCGGGGGAGCTTCTGCTTCGACGGCGGCTTCTGGCCGTTGACCGCGATCAGCGTGCGAGTGACCTCTTGGACCGATTCGATCAGTGTGTAGGCCGTCGCGATCATGGGGGTGTACCCCTCTTGCGACTTAGTTTTCGGCTTCCAGCCCTCTTCGCTGTCGTCGTCCTCGTCTTCGTCGTCCTCGTTCATCTCCAGCTTCCGCTGGTGGAGGATCTCGGCGAAGTCGGGGTCGAGCGCGAGCTTGGCCTTGAAGCGCGAGTGGGCGGGCAGACCGTTGAGGAAGTCGTAGAACTCGGCCCAGGTCCGCTCGCCGCGGAAGTATTCGAGGACGTCGAGTCCGAACCAGTACGACCTGAAGTCCCGCAAGATCTCCAGGCCGTACTCGTCGAAGAGCTCCCTCAGTCCTCTTTTCCCCCGGGGACCTCATGAGCGTCGTCGCGCCAGAACTTCCACATGTCGGTGAGGAGATACTGGACGACCTCCAGATCCTTGCCCTCGACCAGTTCGAGGATGCGGGGGAACTCGGCCCCGGCGAGGATCTGGAGCGACCCGTAGAGGTCGTCGCGTCGTTCGTACTCCATCGACTTGATGGCGTCCGGGTAGGGGATGGTGATCGGATCATCATCCTCGACCTCGATGACGTACGGCCTGCGATTCTTCTTCGCGACCGAACGCTCTGCGCGCTTCTCCAGATCGGAGAACTTGATTCCCATCGCTACCTCCCCGGTAGTTCGTTACTTCGGTGGTCAGGAAACGCCGACGTCGGTGCCGCTGGCGTCCGTCCCGCTCTTGGCGGCGGTCGACGGGCGAGACGAGGTCTTGGCCGTCTTCGTCGAGGCTACCTTGGGAGCGTCGGTCGAGGGCGCATCCTCCCCCTTGGCCTCTCCCTCATCGGCCTTCTCGCCTTCGTCGGCGACGGGGGCGTCCTCGGCGGGCTTCTCGGCCTCGCTCTCGGCGCGCTGGATCTCGTCGAGGTTCTTCACTCCCTCGACGAGCTTCGGGTACTTCTCCTCGACCCCCTCGGTCTTGGCGACGAGGGTGCGCGCGACGTCCTCGGGCAGGTAGCCGTCGGCGAAGCGGAAGTTGGTGAGATCGACCGCGGTGGTCGCAGTGACCACGACGCCGGTCTTCGGGTGGACGAGCTTGACGGGCTGGAACGTCATGATCTTCTCCTGGTCTTGGTGATGGCCCTCCCCGGTGGGACCAACCCGGCCCGCTACCGGGGAGGAAGAGCGGGCCGGGCTGGGCTCTACGGCGTCGGGTCGGGCGCGAGGGTGAAGCCCATCTTGGTCAGATTGGCCTTCCATCCGGCGCCGCCGAACAGATGACGGACGGCGTAGCCGACCTCGTCGTCGACCTTCGCGGTACAGGTCATGCCGTGGACGAGTGCGTCCTCGGAGTTCCAGTTCTGATCCGACTTCGCGGTGACCGAGCCTCGCGGCATCAGCTTCGCGATGAAGGTCTCCTTCGGACCACTGCCGTCCTTCGACAGGTACAGCATCCGTCGGTAGGTGGTCGTCGGATCGACGGCCTGGTTGAACGCGACCTCGCCGGTATCGAAATCACCGAGGGTGGTTTCGAGGTCGACGTTGTAGAACATCTCCAGGACGATCTTGTTCGTCTCCTGGCAGGTGAACTGCGCGGAGGTGACGTCCTTGGTGATGTCGGAACGGGTCGGCTCCAACGCGCCCCACGACTCGACGTCGGAGGTCTCGGTGTCGGCCGAGAACACGACACCGTCGGACTTGGAGACCCAGCCGAGCTGGTCCCAGCCGGAGAGGTCGGCCAGCTCGATCGCGCCACCGGCGGCGAGCGTGGTCAGCTTGAAGTCGGCGTCGATCTCGAAGTCTTCGGGAGCGACACAGATGATCCCCGCCAGGGGCTTGCGGATGAGCTCACCCTGCCGCTTGGCGAGTGCGGAAAACGAAGGCATCTGCCCTTCTCCTTATCTTCGGTTCCCGACTCAGTCGGGGTAGATGGGTCGGTATCCTGCCCGGAACTGCCGCGTCACGCACCGGTCGTCGAAGTTGTTCTGACGAACTTCCTCGTCACCGGTTGCGTCCTCGACCAAGTCGATCAGAACGCCGTCGATCTCAGCGCCGCCGCAGCCGTGGAGCAGAATTGCAGCCTTGTCTGCGGTGTTGTTCGCCACCGATCTCGACTTCCCCCAGCACAATATCTCGACGTTGGGGTAATAGCTAAAGTCGTCGGGGTCGTACTCCCCACCCCGCCGGTGGATCTCGATGAAGGGGCTCGACGCCACCTCGCCGGTGTCCTCGTCGATCGCGTCCTCGTCGTAGTCGGCGATGACGAAGTTGCCGATGTAGGTGTCCTTCTCGACCAGCGGCCGGAGCACGGACGCGAACACCTTCTCGATGTCGGGATACACTGCGCCTTCCGGGAAGTCGCTGTTGAACCCCTCGAACTTGTCCCGCACATCCGCGATCAATTCGCCGATGTCTGGCTGCACCCACGTCATTCTGAGACCCTCCCCCGGGCGCTGATCTTTCGTCCTCCCGACTCACGCACGAGGGCGCCGCGGAAGGTGGTCGACATTGCCTTCATGTTCTTCTGGTTGCGGGCGACGATCCGCATCTCCATGCGGTCCTTGCGCCGACCGCCGGGCACGCGCTTGACCACCGACACCTGGTCGGCCGACGGCGCTCCAACCTCGTTGGACCGAGGGTACTTGCGTCGGTAGTACCAGGCGATCTGGACGGCGTGGTAGCGCAGCGCGCGGTCGAGGGGCTTCGAGCGCCGGAGCAACTGTCCCATGCCCTTCGTGTTCTGTCGGTACCCGTTGCGCATCCGGTCATTCATCGTCGACCCCGCGGTTCCCGATCCGCCGGAGGAACTTCAGATTGACCTCGTTGCCCATGTTGAAGCTGGAGAGGGGGTTCATGTCCCACAGCAGGCCTTCGAGGGAGCCATCGAGAGCGAAGGCCACCTTCTGGCCGGTCGGGAAGACGACGCGGAACTCCTGGCTCTCCGTCAGTCGCGCGATGTCCTCGGCCGAAAGCCACATGGTGTAGCCGGACTCGATGCGTTCGCGGAACGAGTCGTTCGACGCGATCGTGGTGGTGCGGGGGACGATGGGGACCATCTCCAGAGTGAACTGGAGGGTCATACCCGCCTTGCCCTCTCCCCATGAGTCCGCTGGTTTATCCCAGACCTCGACGTCGACCGACCCGGCCAGGACGTTGAGCCCGATCACGGAAGCCTCGTGCAGGGGACGTGGGAGCGGATGGGACCCATTCGGTACGCGCCGAAGGTCTCGTCGATCGCCTCGTTGAGCAGCACGAGATCCTCAGGGTCGAACGAGATCCGACCCTTGGCCCAGTAGTCCTCTCGGGTCACCGAGAACACACCGGCCGATTCGGAGGAGAACCCGCCGAAGTTCCGCAGCTTGTTCTCTGCGGCCTGCACGACCATGTCGCGCACGAATGCCGGGACGCGAGGCATCTCGTTGTCGTCCCCGGCAGGAGCATCCGGATCGTAGTCGCTCTCGGCGTAGGCCTTCGCCAGCGCCGCGTCGAGCTTGGGCACGATGAAGTGCAGACGAAGAGAGGCCCGATCCAGGAACTTCTCGACCTTTGGTCGGAGAGAGCCGGGGATGGGCTTCTCATATCCGCTCTGGACGTCCTCGAACGTTGCCAATGCGGGCATGTCCACCCCTCCCCTGTTCCTGTTTCGGGCCTCGTCGTCGGTGTTACTACTCCGGGTTGTAGACCCCGGCCTCGGCGCACGCGGCCTTGATGTCATCGCGGCTCATGCCCTTGGTGACCGGGACACCGTTCTCGCCTGCGAAGAGGGCCCAGGCCTCCTTCGAGGCGTTGCCCTTCGGGGGCTCGTCGCTCTCGCCCTCGTCGTCGCCTTCGCCCTCGCGGTCTTCGAGCTGGGTCTCGCCCTTCTCGGTGGCCGCTGGCTCCCGGCCGACGGTCTCGCCGGTCGCCTTGTAGTCCCGGTCGCCCTCGGGCTTCCGGTCCTTCGGGAGGGGGATGTCGACGGCCGAGGCCGCGATGGCGTCGGAAGCCTCGAAGAGGTGCTTCTTCCCTTCGAGCTTCTTCTCGGCCCAGGCCGGGAGGGTGTCCTCCGGGCCGAACGACACGAGCGCTCCGGGGGTGTCTCCGTCAGGGTCTTCGAGCCAGACGTAGGTCTTCAGCTTCGCCATCTCAGATCACCTTCGCGGCCATCGTGTAGTTGGGGTTGATGAGGACCGGCATCGCGATCGCGTGGGCCGAGACCCACATGCGAGCCGGGACGTCGTCGTTGTCGTGGACGGCAGCGACGATGCCCGGACCGTCACCCTGATCGGTCAGACCCCAGTCGGGCTTGTCGGCCTCGATGGTCTTGCCCCACATGGTGGAGCCCAGGACGCTCGACCCCGCCACTGCCGGGTCGCCCTTCGTGGTGACGGCGATCAGGGTGTCCCGCGGGAGCAGGTCCTTGATCGTCACCGACTCGTCGAGGTTGCGCACCTTGACGCGACCGCCGGTCTTGGTGAAACCAGGCAGGTCGCGCTCGCCGAAGAGAGCGTCGATCGCCGAGGCCGGTGCCACCATGCCCGCGTCGATGTCGGACACCTTCCGGCCGAAGGCCAGCGCGGTGACCATCGGGTGCCGGTAGAAGGCGTTCTTCACCTGCTGCGACGCGAGGAAGGTCTCGATCTCGAAACCGTTCTCGTCCAGGTAGTTCTGGTTCATCTGCTCCAGCACCTGGAACGGGTTGACGTCCAGGTCGGTGAACAGATCCGCCGCGGTGAAGGTGAAGTCCGCGCGTCGGCCGAAGTCGACGTCGAAGTTCTGCCGGTTGCCGACGAAGTGCAGCTTGCCGGTCGCCAGCGCCTCGGCACGCTTCAGGTTGATCTGGAGCGCGACCGCCTTGGCGATGCGACGCGACACGCGGTCGATGTAGGCGCGCAGGCCATCCTCGGCACCGTTGCGCAGCCGGATGCGATCCTCCTCCAGGAGGGGGATCTTCTGGCCGAGCGGGTGGATACGACCGCGGGCCTGACCGAGCGCCTCGTCGTTGGTCAGCGGCAGCTCGGCGTCGAACGCGCGGTACATGGCAGCCTCGATCAGGCCACCTTCACCGGTCTCGGTCTCGTACTCGATGTCGTCGACGGTCTCCGACGGCAGGTACGGCGCGAGAGTGTTCGGGCCGTTGATGTCCTGGTCGGCCAGAGCCACTCGGACCTGACTCGTCAACTCAGCCGGGTCGACGAAATCGCGATTGATGGGCATTTACCCTCTCCTGTCTTCTGGTCCGAGGACCCTGGTCTCTACCGGTAGATGAAGTGCGGCGACACGTCGGCGTCGGTCGCATCGAACGCGACCGGCAGGCGATTGACGAGCACCTGACCCTTCCGGAGGATCGCCCCGGTGAGGGGGACGTTCGCCACGCCGGTGACCGGGTCGACGAGCTGAACCGCGTCCACAAGGAACCCGGCGTGCTTCTGTCGGCCGTCGGTGGCCGTGGGGTCGTAGAGCCCGTACTGGCCCTTCTTCGGTCCGACGGCGGTGATCTCACCGAGGGGCGTGCCGCCGCGCAGCCAGTTCTGGAGCCGGTGGTTACCGGCAGCCGAGAGACTGGTCGCGTCGAGCGTGGCGCTGTGAGCGTTCTCCAGGCCTTCGCGCGACGCCATCCAGGTGTGGTCGCGGACGTTCGCGTTGGTAGTCCGCGTGGGGGTCAATCCGGCCATTGAGCCTTCTCCTTCTCTCAGTCGTTCTGCGGGAGGTAACGGCCGAAGCCACGGTCCCCGGTCGATCGACCGCTGGTGGTGCGCGGTGGCCGCGAGGTCGCCGCTCGGGTGATGGGGGACAGGGCCTTGGTGACCTTCTCCCGATCAACACTGCCATCGTCCTTGACGAACTTGGTCTTGTCCAAAGTCGCGATGACGTCGTCGTAGTCTTTGCGCTGGAGACCGCCGCTGGCGAAGACGTTGTCGATCGCGGTCTCGATGATCTGCTCCTGGAGCGCGGCGATCCGACCCTCGTAGTGGTCGGTCAGCTCGACCTCCTTCGCCGACACTGCGGTGTTGACGGCGGCGTCGAGTTCGTCGGCACGAGCCTGTTCGTCCTGGCTCATGCCCTTGCGCTTCAGCGTGTTGAGTTCGCGCTCGGCCTTGTCAGCGCGAGCCTTCTCGTCCTTGTACGCCTGGGTCTGGGTGACGTCGATCGGCTTCGGATCGTCATCGTCGTCGGTCTTCTTCGACGGATCGTCGTCCGGGTTGTCCTTGTCCGGATCGTCCTTGTCCTTCGGGTCCTTCCCGCCGTGCTCGTTCGGATCGGGGTCGCGACGCGGGATCGCCCGACCGGCGCGAGCGGGTCGGCCCGAGAAGGGGACCAGGCCGTCGAGCGGTATGGCTGCGGCGATGATGCGGGACTTGTTGGCGTACTTCATGATTGACCTCCCCGGTCGCTGGCTGACTCCCGCGAGCTGAACTCGATGTCCACGGGCTTCCTCTTCTTATTCCGAGGCACCGACCGCAGGACCGGTCCGAGCTCCGGGTGCTCGAACACAGTCCACTTCGTGTTCGAGAGATCCGTTCGGTGGGTGCTATCCCCCGCCTCACCATAGAGTATCTCCAGGTCTTCGTCGTTGATCTGATCACCGACGTCCCGACCCTTGACGATCTCCACTGGCTCGCAGTTGCACAGATTGTGCAGCGGCATAAGGTTTTTGGCCTTGTAGATGCGAGTCGACGCCGCGATGCACAGGCCGCACGACTGGCCGGACTGCGACAACTCGGGGTGCAGCACCCGCCGGTAGCCGGTGATCACGCCCTTCGGCGCCGACTGGATCGCGTCTCGGAACGCCGAGCGCGCCGCCATCGCCATGTCGTCGTTGACCATGCGTTCGAGACGGATCTCCATCTCCTGCTGGGCGACCTGTTCGAGGAGCGTCTGCTTCTCGGCGTCGCTCAGCGCGGCTTCGCGGCGAAGCTCGGCTTCAACCCGAGCGGCGTCTTCGTCGGCGACGTCTCCGGCCGCAGGGGCTCCCGCGGCAGGGTCGGCATCTCGGGTCGGGAAGTCGTCGGCGGTCTCATTGACTCGTCGATCAGACTTCTTCGGTGGAGTCCCCGCTCCTGCGCCGCTTCCGCCTGACGACGCTCCACCCTTGCCCGCTGAGCCAGCACCCGATGCAGCATCGGAGCCTTTCGCGGATCCAGACCGGTCCGCTCCGCTTCCGCCTCCGCTCGTCGACTTCGAGCCGCCAGTCTTTCCCGGTGACCGCGACGTCCCTTTGACTTCGGCATTGCTCTCCCCTCGGCGTCCCTCGGCAACCACGGCCCCACCGATGGCCTGGAACCGCTCCTCCTCGGCCTGCTGGATTGTCCCGGCGATTGACTCGACCCCCTGGGACACGCGGTAGCGGTAGTCCGCGGCGACCCTCTTGTACGCCACGGCGAGGTCGGTCGTCCGGCCGTCGGTCGGCGTCCGATAGGCCTGACCGAGTCGGTACCCCTGCACGCCGAGGCGCGTCGACACCGCGGACCACGCGATCTGGCCGATCTGCTCGATGCCCTGGCCGACCAGGCTCGCGGCCTCCAGCGCGAACCGGGTCACCGCGGTCTCGTTGTAGGGGTTGATCAGTCGGAGCATCGGAACCAGTTGCAGAACAACAGCGTTCGTCGTTGCCTCTCGTGCCGCGGCGGCTCCGAGGGTGATCGCGGCGACCTGCGCGACGATCCATGCCTCCTGCTCTTCGGCCGTCATCTCGTCGGGCGGCACCGGCGGGACGTCGAGCAGGCTCGGCCGCGGCAGCAGCGATCCTGGGGTGGTCACTGGCCGCTCCGTCCGGCCGTCGCGCCGGTGGACCTACTGGTCGCGCCGTTGCTTGTCGCGAGCGCGGTGGCCGACGCCGCGCGAGCCTGGAGGGGCGTCTGCTGCGCCGGGCTGGCGCCGGTCGTCGTCCCGGCGTCCTGCGGCCGGATCGCGTTCTTCAGCGTCTCGGAGATCAGCTCCAGCTCGGCGACCTCGATGGTCTCCGGATCGAAGTTGAGCACCTCGCGCATGATCGTCCGCATCGACAGGCCCAACGCCTTCGCCTGGCTGGCAGCGCTGTAGCGATCCGAGATCGAGACGTTGTCGCTCGGCATCCAGATGACCGCGAGCTTCTCGATGTTCGAGCGCTCTGTGTCGCCGTTGATCTGGAACATCAGCGACATGAACCGGACCCACCGGCCGCGCATCCGGGCCTTGCGGTCGCGGATCTTCAGCAGGTAGGAGTCGTTCTGGAGCTCCGACCCGGTCGCCGACTGGTTGGCCGAGTCGGACTGGAAGTAGTTCATCGGCGTGCGCGTGACCGACGCGAGGTCGCGGACGTCATCCTTCACCGCGGAGAGGATGTCCTGGATCTGTGCCTGGCCGGACTCCCAGATGTCGGCGTCCTCCGGCAGCAGCCAGAGCGCGTTGGGGTCGGCCGGGAACATCTTGTCGTAGTCGATCTCGTTGCCCTGAGAGTCGTACTTCGGGAACTTGCCCTTGATCGCACGCTGCTTGAAGGCCTGCATCGTGATGATCACGACCCGCTGGAGGATCTGGTAGTTGATCCGGTCGAGAATATCGGTGTCGTTCTCGATCTCGCTGTGGCCCTCACGGTTGTCGAACGGGACGAGGGGGATCGTCTCCAGGTCAGTCGTGACGGTCTTCCACCACACCCACCGCTGGGTGAGGTAGGTGTTCAGGGGAACGGACTTCGCGAAGATCCCGCCCTTCATCGAGGCCCGCTGGTCTCGGTCGCGCACCGCGATGTGAACCTCGACCTTGCCGGTCGCCATGCCATTTTCGTCGACGTCGCGCAGGTACAGGTGTGCGTAGTCGCGGCCCTCGACAGGGTTGTGCTCGATGGTGAGCGCGGCACGCGGCTCGTCGGCGGCGTCGTTGATGACGACGGCCTGCCAGGGGCGGAAGTGCTTGGCCCTCTTCGTGATCGGATCGGCCAGCAGGAGACCCAGGCCGTAGGCGAAGGTGTCCGACATCGCGTCGACGCCCTTGACGTCCATGTCGTTGTCGTCCCAGAGCTTCCGGGCCTGCTTGTCGCCGTCGGTGTCGTACTCGGCGGCGGTACGGAAGGCCTGCACCGCGGTGCGGTCGACACACGCGGCGACGATCTGCCCGGCGAGGTTGGTCCGGCTGATGCGCCGGAAGGCCTCGAACTCCTTCCAGGAGTCCTCCGGAGTGTTGCGCGGAGTCTGGGGCTTGGGCGGATCGCCCTCGATGTACTTGCGCAGGCGGTCGTACCGATCCCGCCGAGAGATGAGCTCCTTCAGCAGGTAGACGACGAACCACGCCTCCCCGGGCTTGTCGTCTTCGCCTGGCGGAATGGCCTTCACCACCTGGCCGCGGGTCACCGCCACGTCAGACTCCTTCTCTGGTTTGCGCCAACTGTAACAGTCTGGTCATCGGGCCCGGATGATCTCCCAGGTGTCGACCGGCGGCTCGGCACCCTCGTTGATCGCGTCCATTCGCGCCTCCCACGATAGGATGCCTGCCATCGCGAGGTCGAACTTGCGCTCGTAGGAGATCTTCGTCAGGACGAACCGCGGCTGCCCGTCCTCGTCCTCGCCACGGGTCGTGCGCTTGCCCGCGTTGCCGATGTGGTCGACGAAGTCGGGGTCCCCATCGTGCGACACGTCCCCGCTAGAGATGGCGCTGCGGTACCCCTTCACCGCGTAGTACATCCGCGTTGGGTCCTTGGTCCAGAACTCGAAGACCTGGTCGGGGTGCTTCGCGTGCCAGTGGCCGACGGTCTCCACCCAGTGCGGGGGATCGGCGTAGACCCGCCAGACCTTGAACCGGCGCATGATGTCGTCGAAGGTCGCGTTGACCTCGGCCTCGGGAACCTGCCACTTCACCCGGGTCCCGTCGGCGTTCTTCCCGAGCACCGAGTCGTCCGGCCGCTCCCAGAAGCCGAGTACGTTCTGTCGGCCGGTCTCGATGTCGGTGACGACGAAGCCGGTCGAGTCCTGGAACTTCGCACCGTCGAAGCCGACGGTGACGAACGCGCCGTCGGGGATGCGGAACCGGGAGTCGCCGAGGGCCTCGAACTCCTCGCGGTTGAAGGCCTGCGACGCGGTCTGGGTCCACCGGTTGGTCCACACCCGTTCGAGGTACTGGGTGTCGGCTCCCTCGCGGTCCCAGTTGGCCGCGATCGAGTCGAACCGCGTCCACTCGCGCACCGACGGGGAGGTAGCCCACCAGATCGCCTCCATGCGCTGCTGCATGGTGTTGAACTTCGAGCCGTCGGGGGCCTGACGGTGCAGGAAGTAGAAGCCCTCGGACTTCTTCTTCCCTGCGGCACAAGCGATTCCCTCCTTGTACTCGTCCTCGGCGTAGGACCCCTGGCCGGGCTCACCCGCGGTGGTGATCGCGAGCTGCCACGGGTCCTCCATCGGCCTCTTCGGGAGGTTCTGAAGCATCGTCTCGATGGCGTCGCGGTGGGTGTCGGTGTAGAGACGGTGGGTCTCGTCGAGGCCCTGGAAGGTGGTACGCGCGCCGTCGGCCGAGTTCGGGTTACCGGCGAGCGCGTGGCACTTGCCGTCCTCGGCGCCGTACTCATTCTTCCGGATGATCCGTTGCTTGCCGATGTCGAAGAGCCGGTCGGCGTCCGGAGTGGTCTCCAGGATAGACCGGAGCGCACCGAACGCCAGCTCCTCGGTCTGGTCCTTGGTGTAGGCCAGCAGAGGGATGTAGGGGTTGTTGACGGCGCGGCCGGGCGCGAGGCCGAACTTGGTGTAGCGCTCCTGGTCCTCCTCGGTCCAGGCCTCCTCCTGCGCCTCGGTGATGTCCTCGATGTAGCCGTTGAAGCGCACCGGCGCGTCGGGGTGCAACTCGCAGCCAGTGACCCAGGCCATGAACTCGGTCTTCGCCGATCCCTTGCGCACCGACCACGACACCCGCTGGAACCGGCGTCGGCCGGACATGTCCATGCCGTAGAGCTTGTGCCCCTTCGGGAAGTGTTCGTACGCTCGGTAGAGCACCCGGCGCTGGTCATCGGTCAGGCGCGCGGGCTGGCCCTGGAGCGAGCCCGGGCCGTAGGTGAAGTTCGCCTCGATGAAGTCGGCGACCTGCGGACCGAGGGTCGGATAGAAGACGTCGTCGTCCTCGGCTGCCGGGTATTCCACCCTCATCTGCGACCTCCCCAGTCGACCGATCTACTGCACGTAGAGCCCCGCGGCCCGTGCCTTCCTCTTCGCCTGCGCACGCGCCGACGTCCGGCGTCGTATCCCAGGGTCCCATGCCTCCTGGCTCGCGCGCGTCTTGTCGGCGTGGTGCTCGTCGCAGAGGAGCTGAAGGTTGCTCGGCTCGTTGCCCCCGCCGTCGGCGACCTCGACGATGTGATCGACCTGGTGCGCCGGTTCCCCGCACTCCCGACACACGTGGTGGTCGCGCTCGCGGATGTAGTTCTTCTCGTCCTCCGTGAGTGGCCGAACCCGGCGCGGCACCTTGGCGCCGAAGGACTTGCGCCAGTGGTCCTTACACCGGAAGTCGTCGCCGTTCGGCGCCTCCTCGGCGCGGCGCGAGCACTTTCGACTGGGGTTCTCAGGGTCGCGCCAGGAGCAGAGCTTCGGGGCCCGGCCGGTCATTCCACCAGATCCGACCAGTAGTCCCGGCCCTGATCGTGAAGCCCGATGTTGATGTGCGGGAACGGCTGTGTCGCGAAGCTGCCATATCCCCCGATCGGCTGGTCATCTTCGGTTGGTCGTTCCTTCGGCATATTGAACGTGGTGATCACGAAGTCGACCACCATGCGATCCTCAGTGCCGTTCCGACGTCCCTGCCAGTCCTGGAGTCGCTGGACCGCGTTGACGACGGCGTCCCACTCCTCGGTGTCCCGGTAGTGCTCACTCACTTCGGGTAGCCCTTGGCAGTTCGCTTGCGGCGCTTACCGTTTCGGTCGAGCTTCTTCTTCAGCTTGCGCGCGGCGGCGTTCTTCGGGACGAACCCGTGCCCCCACTTCGCGCCGTTCTTCGCCTTGCCCTTCTTCCGGGTGTTCAGCGACCCGCCGCGTCGTCTCCGTGCCATGACCGGATAATACCCGCTGGTCAGGCCGCAGCCCGGACCATGACCCGGAACAGCGCGCCGGAGCCTCCGAACCCGAAGCCGGGGGTGTTGGGCAGCGGGCCGGTCATGGTGCTCGTGAGGTTCGAGATTCCGGTGCTGGAGATCTGCGCGGCGTTGCTTGACGCGAGGAAGACGTCGTTGCTGACCATCGCGCGCAGCACCGGCCGGGTCGCGGGGTTCCCCTGGATCGCCGCGCCGACGAGGTAGTGCTTGCCCGCCTTCACCGGGAAGCTGGTGTTCAGGATCTTCGTCCCGACCGACTCGGCTTCGATCGTTCCGGCATCCAGGAGCAGCGGTCCCACGGCGCCGGTGACCGGGTCGAAGTCGTAGATGCCGAAGCGGATCAGCGACCCGGCAGTCCCCGCCGTGGTGACTTCGAGGGCCATCGCGTCGAGTGTGCAGTCACGTCCTGCCACGATCCGACCGAATCGGGACTCGCCATTGTTCGCCGTCGCGCGGGTCGTCGTGGTGCCGGTGCCCGGGATCGGGTACCAGTTCCCGCCGACCAGCGGAACGACCTTGTCGCCTGCCAGCAGCACTTCTCGCAAAGAGGCGTCGAGCTGCGACTTCGGGACAGCATGAGCCCCAGCGGTCGCCTCTCCGACCTGGACTGTTCCGCCGGTACCTCGGAGCACCAGCGTTGCTCCCGACGGCGACGACGAGATGCTCCACATGATCTCTTCGCCCGCGCTGTTTGTGCCGTATGCCTTGTTGGCCTGGTCGGACGCAGGGACGAACTGCTGAATCAGCTCTTCGATCTGCTCAGGAGAGACGGCCTGAACAGCCCCGACGAAGTAGTCGAGGTCGTTGTAGACGTCGGTCCCGTTCCCGATCTTCAGCGCACCGGTGTCCTCCTCGTATGCCCCCTGCCCCTTCATCAGGAGAGGGTTGAGGGTGACCCACTCGGCACGGGTCTTCGATGGGAAGACGGCTCCCAGACTGTTCGCCATCAGCTCTTCGATCTCCCGTTTCCGCCGACGTTTCGCCTGTCACCCGGGTAGACGCCGGTCATCTGCTTGTGCAGCCGAGCGCAGAACCCCTGCGCGGAGAAGCCCTCCTTCTCGGCGTACTTGCGTATGTACCGAACGCACCGCGTCATGTCCCCGGGGGTGTTCCACTTGATCTTCGCCCCACCGGCGCCGGTAGACCAGTAGACCTTCAGGTTGGCCCCATCGGAGGCCTTCCCCTTGGCGCGGCTGGACGAGGACGACATGCGGCGATCGTACCCCGAGATGACAGAAACCCCGGCCTCTTCCCAGGCCGGGGTTTCCGTGCGACGCGCTCTTCCCGTTTGCCCCGAGGAGAACGAAGAGACCAACACAACAGGTAGCGATCTCGCGGTCAGGGTACCACTAGATGTGGTTCGCCGCGATCTCCATCGCCTTCCCCGCGGCGTGCGCCGTGTACGTCATCGGCATGAGCGGCATCTTCTCGGAGCTGTAGACCACGTGCCGACTGGGCTTCGCCGGGGTCTTGCGGCCGAAGATCTCGGTCGGCGGCGTGCCGAGGTACTTCGCCGCGGCGTCGGCGATCGCGCCGAGGTTGGCGTACCCGACCTTCCACGGCTGCCGGTATCCGGTGACGATGTCGGAGAAGAGCCGGAACCCGTTGTCCGCGGCGAGCGCCGAGATCGTGTCGTCCCGGACCGAGTACGAGTAAACCGGGGCGTTGATCGCGATGAAGCGCTTCCCAGCGCAGCCGTACAGGTGCTTTCCGACGCCGCACTCCGGCACGATCTGATCCGGGTGCCGCAAGGGGTCCGAGATCAGGATCAAGCCGATGCAGTTCGGCAGGTCCCCGGCGGCTGCCGCGTCCCCGGCGATGATCGCCCCGAGGGAGTATCCGAAGTAGATCGTCGGTCGCGGATCCGCTCCGGCGATCTCCATCGCTCGGTACCCCTCCGCATAGCTCTGGTGGAACATCTTCGTCCCACCGGCCGGGGCGATCGACGCCGGGTAGGGGATCGGCACGTGCCGCACCCCGAGAGTCGCGACCTCGCGCACGATCTCGTCGGACATGTTCAACGGGTTGAACACCCCGTTCCCGCTGGAGGGAGGCCACCCCGGCTGTGCTCCCAGCGAGCCGTTCGGCTGCTGCAACGGCTCCCCGGTTCCGCGGAGCGTGCGGATGAGTACTTCGGTCATGATGTGGTTCCTCCGAGTCGATGAATCTGGTGGGTGAGGCGATTGATCAGCTCGTCCTCGCGGAGGGCTGTTCGACCGCTCATCTTGACGATCGTCGACCGTCCCTTCAACATGCTGACCAGCAGCTTCATGTCCTCTACGTCCATGATGACCTGCGCGAGACCCGCCTGGGTGAGGATCTGCGATACGGTCTGTAGGCTCTGGTTCACTGCGATCTCTTCTTCGTTCATCCCTCGGCGCGCTTCCGCTGGTAGATCGCCGCGGCCTCTTCGAGGATCTTGACCGCGACGCTGGGGTCGATCGGTTCGAGGCTCTTCAGGAAGATCGAGATCCGTGGTGCGTCGGGCCGTTCCAGGTCGCCCCGGGGCCGCTCGACGAGGGCGAGGACGATCGAGTTCTTCACGTAGAAGTCCTCACCGAAACGCTCCTTCACCTCCGCGTTGATCGCGGTCTTCATCGTCTCGGCGGCTATCTCCGAGATCTCGCTCTTGGGGTTTGCGGATCCAGAATCCGTTCCCGTCCCGGATGTACTCACCTGATGCGTCCTCCTGATTCATTTCGTGTTCGAGCCGGTCCAACAGCGCGTCGTTTTCCCGCTTCTGGCGGGCAGCCTCTCGGTCGCTCGCCCGGCCGAACACCCAGACGAGGATGCCGGAGGCCAGGGAGAGGATCGTTGCGCAGACCAACCACCGATGGTCGGCGGCGTTGATCAGCGCGGCGAGCAACAGCCAGAGGCCTACCCCGGTGCCCGCCTTCTCCATGAATGTCACCGGATCTTCAGACCCCTGTCCGCGGCCGTGGTCAGGGCTTCGATCATCACGTCGGCGAGCTGGTTGCCCACCTCGCGCAGCGTCGCCGAGGCGTCGTAGCACCGCGTCATGTCTGCCTCGGCCTGGTCGAGTACCTTCTGGAGGTCGGCCTTGCTCATCGTCCGCATCGACTCCTGGTCCTGTTTCAGGACGCGGCCGACGCGGTCGGCGTCGATGCGTTTGAGCACCTTCAGCTCGGCGACCGGCCGGGCGATGTGGTCGCTCACAGCAGGTCCGTCGAGTAGATCTCGCGGAAGTCTTCGAGGATCGACCGCAACGCGATGGGCTCGCCGACCTCGTATCCTTTCTCGGCCGCACTGACCCCCTGCTGAAGCAGATCGTAAAATCGCCGGGCCTTTTGCGCCCCTTCATGCGTCATCTGCTCGCCGTTGTTGTTGACGAAGTCCTTCCAGACCCCGCGGTACATGTCGGCCGACCGGTCCGACGCCATCATGAGCGATGCGTAGACCACGATCGCGCGCTCCTTCTTCGACAGCTCCTTCCCGGAGGCCTTCTTCTCCTGGATACGAAGAAGCTGCTCAGAGGCCTGGATGTAGTCCTCAGTGGTCAGTTCCTCGACGATGTTGGTGGCGCTCATATGTCTCGCTTCGGTTGCAGGATGACCGTCCCCACGGCTGGGGAATCGGCATGTCGGGAGCAGAAGAACTTCGCCGGATCGACGGTGGTGTCGACGAGCCAGCCCTGGATCTGCTGCTTTCGGTTGTGCGCCTCCATGAACCGAATGGTGTCGCGGATGCACTGGGCGTTGCTCGACTGGAGATTCACCGGGAAGTGAATGGCCTTGTCGCACAGCGGGAAGTCGCAGCCGACGAGCGTCGCTCGGGGTGCGAATCGCCCTCCCTGCGGGGTGCCGGGCCGATGGCCGACGACGATGCTCACCGCAGGATCTCCCAGGGTAGCTGGCCGGTCGTTGCGTCGATGTCGGCGCCGGTCTCTGCCTGGTACCTCTTCTCGCGCATCTCTTCGTCGAGGTCCCGGCGGTCTTGGAAGTGCCGCTGACACTGAAGGGCGATCGTCGCCGAGGTCAGGAGCCCGGCCCCGATCGCCGCGGTGTGGTTCTGGAACGCGACCCCCGAGGAGATGGTGACCACGAGCCATCCGACACCAACACCGGATAGGAAGTTCTGGAAGTCGCGTCGGCCTCCGGGCTTCCACCGGCGCCGCAGGCGCTCTCGGAGAGGGGTCTTGCCCTCGACCAGGTCGGCCTCGTCGAAGAGCGCCATCCCCATCTTCCGAGCGAGGTTGGCCGGGATGTTCATTCGGCAGATGGCGCCGTCGAGGACGAACCCGATGTGGACCAGGTCGGGGTCCACATCGGGGTCCTTGGGCTGCTTGTTTTCGTTCATGCGTCTACTGTATCAGTTGACGCCAACAGCAGCAACTAGGTCTGGAACATCGGCTTTCCCTCGGACCCACCGAGCTCCAGCTCATACCAGCGGGTCTCGCCGGTCGTGCGCCACGGCAGCCACCAGTGCTCCCGCTCCTCGCGCACCGAACGTTCGACGATCCGGGCCCAGATGACCCCCGGCGACTCGCTAATCCATGCGGACGCCGATCTCGCGACCTCCCACGACCGCGTCGCATCGGACTGCGACGTCATCACCTTCTGTTCGCCAGGCCGGTCGGGGTCGGGCGCCAGATGCACCCACTCCACCGCGTACTCCCGGCGGAATCGCAGGCCTGCGAACATCGCCGTCAGCCGCTTCACGGGGTGAACCTCTCGAACTCCTCTTCGGCACTGAGTCCGTGGAACTCGTAGATCTTCGAGACCTCGTTGAGGATCAACTGACCGAGCTGGTCCCCGCCGAGGGCCTTGATCGCCTGGAGCATCACCGCGAACGCTCTCTTCGCCTCGGTCTGCCACTCGGCCTGCGCCGCGCGTTCCCGGCCGAGGTCGATCGGCCGCATGACGACCCACTCGGCGAGGAAGGCGTCGACTTCCAGCCCGATCTTCGTCGCGGCGGCGGGGTGGCGCTGCATGGGACCGTAGGCCTCCGCGCAGGCCTGTGCGAACGCGCGCAACGCGGTCGTCGGATCCTTGATCGGCTCAGTGTCTCGGGGTCGTCCGGGCACGGTCGGCGTCCTCTCGTTGTTCGTTCCACTGGTAGATACCTTCGAGGATCGCCCCTGTGGCCCTCGTCTTGTCCCGGAGCAGCCAGTCGACCGCCTTCTTCAGATCGTCCCCTCGCAGGTTCGCCTTTTCGAGGAAGAACGTCTTCACCGCCTGGCCGTACCTGTTCGAGAAATACCGGTACTCCTCCAGCTCTTTGAGCTGCGGATACAGCGATCCCCGCTGGTCTTCCTCGAATACCTCCAGCTTGGAGATCAGCTCGGCGAGTTCTTCGTCGGTCAGGTCGATCGACGAGCTCTGCTCCCACCACTCAGCCATCGTGACTCCCCTCCGCGGTCAGGATCGCGACGATGCCGACCATCGCGTCCGTGGTCAGTTTGCTGCGCCAGGCGTAGCCGTTGGTCAGCTCGGCGAGTTGTTCGAGCGCCTTCTCGCGCCGCTCCTGCGCCGCCAACGACTCCTCGGTGTACACCTGGACGTCGAGCGCGTTGCCGACCTCCGAGCCGTTGTCGAGCCGGAACTTGCGTTCCCACTTCATCCCGTGCTCGTTGGTCGACTCGGCTGTGAGGTACACCCGGCCGACCTTGGTTACCGTGACCTCGGAATACTCCCACCGGTAGATCTTCCGGGACGAATACAACTGCCCCGATTTGCGCTCGGCCCGCTCGGCCTCGAAGTCCCGCATCCGTCGTCGGAGCTTCAGCACGTCGCCGACGGCCACTTTCAATCGCGTGTCGCTCACCAGATCACCTGGTTTCCCCAGTAGCGATCCGGGTTCTGGAGCCGGTTGACTACCGCGCCGTAGCGGTTGAACCCGAGGTCGGTCAGGTCCCGGTCGGTCACCGACTCCTGATCGAGCCCACGGAGTGTGTCGCGCAGGCCGACGATGTCGCTGTAGAAGATGTTCAGGTGCCCCCGGGGCCGCGTCTGGCGCAGCGAGGCGATCGGCGACCGACGTGGGTCGTGGTAGGCCCGGCGCTTGCCGTAGCCGACGTCGAGCACCCCGAGGGTGTCCTTGAAGTCCTGCTCGGTGATCGGCTCGTGCTTCCGGAGGCGTTGGGTCATCCGGTCGCGCAGTGCGCGGAACGCCTCCTCGTGCTCGGCCAGCCACGCGAGCCTCGCCTCATACGCCTTCCCGTCGGCCTGCGCAATGATGCGCTCGGTGGCCTCGATCAGGTCTTTGACCTGGTACTTCATGTGTTCTCCCCGGTTAGATGGTCATTCCGGCGCGTCTGCACGCGGAGATGACGTTGCGGTCCCAGTGGCGGTCTTTCGTGGTCATGCCCAGCGTGGCGATGAACTGCCCCTCGTAGAAGAGCTTCGGGTGCCCGTTTCCTCGCGGGTAACGGATCTCCCCTCCGGCGGCTTCGAGCCGCTGGTAGAACTGCCGCACCTCCTTTCGGAAGCGCCACTTGGGTTTTGCCCCTGCCTGCGGGGCGTCCATCGGCATCAGAACGACCCGTATCGGCGCTCGGGATCTTCGAGGGTGAGCTCGTCGTCCGGGTCGCCGCGGTGGCTGCGGAACCACACCACGAGCGCCATCCCGCCGTTGACGACCACCGCGAAGATCAGCAGCGGCCACCACTGGTCGATGGGCTTGGACTCCATCAGCCGGACGACGACGCCGTATACGGCCAGCGGGCCGAGCAGAGCGAGGAAACGAAGTGCGAAATCGGTCATGCGCGATGCCTTCCTAGATGACCTTCCTGGTAGATGCATTGTCGCTGATGCGGACCCCGCTTCGGGCACTGCCGCCAGCCGTCCGGCCGGAGCATCGGCGGGATGTCGGCGGTCACCGCGGCACCGGCGAGTCGTCGCAGCTTCTCGTCCTCCTCGATGCGCTGTCGCAGGTACACCGCGAGGTCGAGCACTTCGTCGTAGGCGTCGCGCAACGCGTTGCGGCCGTTGTGGGCCTGGAGCACGGTCCCGTACTTCGTCAGGCCGAACTCCTTGCGCTTGCGCATGTCCTCGATCACGAGGTCGTGCATCGACGCACCCTCGTTGTGCTCGGGGTCGGGTTCTGCCGACCCGATGATCTGCTCGCGTATCGCGCGCAGCTCTGCGCTGTCCTTGGCGTCACTCATCGTCGTTGTGCTCCTCGTCGTTGTGGTCCTTGGCCTCTCGATCAGCGGCCCCTCTGCCGTCGAAATCCTCGCTGTACCACTGGCATTTGTCGCACGAGGCGTAGTAGAGGACGTTCTCCTCGACCCGGGCGCTCACCGGCGTCGTCCGTTCGGTCGCGCGGCCCAGAACGGCGCTACCGGCGACGGCTGCTTGATGCCGCGCTCGTCGCGAACATCCTTGGGGTGGACGGGCTTTCGCTCCATGTCCGCGGCCCACTCTTCGAGCACCTTGATCGACGGCTGGATGTTGGTCCAGGTGTGCTCGATGGTCTGAAACAGGCCTCGGACCGAGTCGGCGAACGGTCGCATCTGCTCGTTGAAGCCCTGGAGCACCCGTTTGAGGTCGTCGACCTCCTCCGGCGACAGCTCCAGCCCCTCCATGAGCTTCCGGGTGGCCTCCAGGAACCGATCCCTCCCAGCGCGACGCGGGAAGCTCACCTGTACCGTCCGGATTCGCTCAGGGAAGGCGTCCATGCGCTCGCGAGCGAGCTTCTCGTGCGCCGGGTTCGGTGTGTCAGTGAATCCGAGCGTCTCGAAGGCATCCGGTGGGAAAGTGGGGTCCGGCGGCGGTGTTGTCGTGTTCATGCCTCCACCGTACCCCACTTTCCCGATTGACGTCAATCGCTACCAGCGCGACTGGAGCCTGCGGAGGTCTCGGATCGCCGTCATCGCCTCCGCGAGACCGAGGTACGGGCCGTTCTCCGGCTCCCCCAGAGCGTCGGCGACCCCCGCGCGCCACTCGTCGCCGGTCGCCTTCGCTCGGTTGACCTTGCGCAGCTCGCCGATCTTGTTCACCGCGGTGTCGAGGTCGTAGTTCATCTCGCCCGGCCGGACACCGAGAACCCCGCTGATCTTCTGGCGCCACTCCTGGGAGGAGGGCTCCTGCGGCCGGTCGTTGGCCTCGTCGGTGTACTTCACCCACGGCTCCCGGGCCTCGGCCAGGAAACTCTCGGGGAGGGTTCCCTCGCGGGGGCCGTTGTCGAACGTGGTGTCCTCGGTCGCTTCTTCGTCGACGTCGCGCTGCGCTTCGGCCCGAACCGCGTACTCGTCCTGTGGTCCTCCGACGATCTCGACGACCGTCTTGGTGAGCGTGTCGATCCGCTCCACGACCATCTTCAGCAGGTCGTTCGTCACGGCGCCATGGTCGGGCTCGTTGAGGATGTGCAGCCGCGACTGGTTGTCGATGAAGGCCTTCGCCGCGTCGCCCGGCGCCATCCAGATCGCGTCGTTGCGCGCGGCGATCGCTGCAACGGCGTCGCGGTCCTCCGCGGTCTCCTCGTCGCCGACCGCGGTGATCCACAGCGGATTCGCTCCCTGCATCCGGTAGATCACGTCGAGCTGTTTGAGCGCCTCCTCGACGACCCTCTGCGCCTTGGTCGAGTCGAACTCACCGGCGCGCTCGACGTGGGCCCAGCACATGCTCGCGGCCCCCGCCAGCTCGCCGAGCAGCGTGTCGACCCGCCGGACACCCTTGAACCGGTTCGTCGGCTCCGAGCGGGACTTGATCGCCTCTCGCTTCGCGTCTTCGATGCTGCCGGGCGCGGTGCGGACGTACTCATCGAAGGCCTCGGGGTCAACGAGCTGTGGCGGGATCTTCGCCTTCCCGGCCAGCCGACGGGACTGCTCGTTGATCTCGTCGACCACCCGGCGCTTCTCGGCTTTCCGATCGGTGTCGCGGATCTTCTCGCGCAGCTCCTCGATGATGTCGATCGCGTTCTCGACCGGGGACTGCTCGGCGTCGATCATCTCGCCGAACTCGCTGAGAAGCCACGCGGTGAGGCGATCTGACTCGTCTCGCAGACCGCTGAGAAACTGGTCTGCGCGGGTCTCGCCCTTCTCGTCACACGCGCTGATCTTGACTCCGTCGATCTCGGCGCTGTAGGCCCAGGGCTGGGTCTTCGCCGACTCCCGAACGCCGTCGATGATCCGGGACAGCTCTTGTGACGCGGAGAGCTCCCGCTGGAGCTCGTCCATCGCCATGATCGCCGCGTCGATGACCGAAGGCGTGTCGGCGATGAGCTTCTCGAAGGTCTTCGGGAGGTTGCCGGTCATCCACTGCGCCAGGCGGTTTCGCTTGGCGCGCATCCCCTCGATCTCGTACCGGAGCACCGGGATCTGCTCCTGGGTCTTGACGATCGCCCCGATCGCGGTGTCGACGGGGTTTCCGGTCCAGTCCTGCTCTCCGGCAGGGATGTTCTTCGAGATCCACTCGGCGAGTCGGGTGATCTTGTTGGTGTTCATCTGGTGCTCGTTGCGCTCCTCGGTGAGGCGGCGCATGACGCGGATCGCGGTGTCGACGGCGCCTTCGGACTGCGAGGGCTCACCGTCGACGTGATCGACGATCCACTGCGCGAGGTGGTCGATCTGGGCGCGGAGCCCTTCGCTGCGTTCGGTGAGCCCTTCGTTCGCCTTGGTCAGCCGGGCCAGCTCCAGATTCATCCGGTCGAGGTCGTCGGTGGTGACGAGCGTGTGTTCGACGGCCGGATTCGCAGTGGAGGCAGGCCGGAGCTTCGGCGGCTCGGGGGTCTTCTCCTGGATCGGATTGTCGGGGCCACGCCACAGCGTCAATTCGACGTTGGCGCTGCGGATCGACTTCATGATCGAGTCGATCTCGTGGTCCTTCAGCCAATTGTCGGAGAGGACCAGCAGCTTCGGATTGTCGACGACCGCCTCGGCGAATCGGCGCCAGTTTCTCTCCCCGGAGGCATTCTCGTATTGCACGGCCGCGCTGGCGAGTGTTGCGGTGACGAGATTGATCGCCAATTCTCGCTCGGTGCCTGCGGGGCGGAACGGATTGGGTGGGAATGGGGCGTCATGAGCCATTCTGGGACTTCTTTCCGGCGTATTGCCGTCGTCGGGTGGCGCGCCTTTTCTCGGTGCGCTCTCTTTGTTCCTGGAGCATTCTTTTGCGTATCTGTGCGGGTGTTTCTCCGGTGAGATCGTCCTTCCTCGGTCGGCCGGGTTCGCGGTGCTCGATGATCTCGCCCTCGTCGGGGTAGACGATCGAGTGCTCGGGGCAGTAGGTCCGCGCGCGGGGGTGGATCGGGTCGACACTCCAGCCCCTCTGCCGGAGCTTGGTGGCGAGGAACTCCGGGACCGGATCGGCGGGCCCGGGCATAGCTCGATCGGCCAGATCCGAGATGACCGACTTGGTCTTCGCGGGGCACTCCCGGGTGTCGCATCCGAACCGTAGGACCACCTCGTGATCGGAGGTCGTGGTGCGCAAGATCATGGCCCCAGGGTACCTGTTTTCCGGTTGGTGTCAATCGGTACCAGTCGAGAGCTGTCACGGTTGTTGCGAATCCGGACAACTCCAACAGCAACCGGGACAAGTCCTACCTGAGAGTAACCTTGCTTAACCCTTAACATTTTCTCAGGTTGATTATCGGCCTCTGACCAGGCATTTCGACCAATGTAGTAGTTTAGGGTACCCTAAAACTACTACATTCAAAATGGGTTTATGACTCTCTGACCAGCACTTTCAACTTCTGTATTGCTTGTAGTATGTACTTTGTTGCTGAGGTTCTACAGTGTCATTTTTGAAGATGTCCGTTTCGTCCCATTCGGTGAACGTGAAACGTGACAAGTAGAGGCCGTCTCTCCCTCTCTCTACGGGCCACCTGCGCCAGGAAATCTCTACTACATGCAATACACGGGTCGAAAGCGCAGGTCAGCGATGCGTAAACCCATAATTTTTGTAGTAGTGAAGGATCGAGTCAGAGAGTCAGGATGTCGAAACCGCAGGTCAGAGGCTCGTAAATTGACTACTACATCTGTCAACGAAACTTGACAGTGTCGAAAACGGACATTGCGACGTCGATTGACGATCAACCGTGCCAATTTGTCCCGGTTGGCGTGCAAAATCGCCTTTTGCTCCGGAACCGGTTACTCACGAAAAAGACCCCTCCCGGTGAGAGCGGTTGTTCAAGCCGCGGGAGGGGTCTTTCGTGGGCGCTGGCGATGTCACCCAGCGCGAGTCTACGACACGACCGAGAAGGGGTTCGCGCGCTCCTCCTCGACCCCGCGTGGGTCCGCGGGCTCGGGTGCGTTCTTCTCGGTGGGAGTGGCCTTCGAGCGACGCTTGCGGCCGCGGTCCTGGGCCTCCTCGGTGCGCTCGATCTCCCACTGGAGGGTCCGGCGGCTCATGGGGTTCAGGCCGAAGTTGCGGACCTGGGTCTCGTAGGCCTTCGACGCGCTGATGCGATCGGACATCTTCAGGAAGGGGTTGAGCACCTGCGAGAGGTAGAAACAGGCCAGGTAGAGCCCGTGGACGTCGGAGTCCTGGAACTCGCTGGACATGGGGGAGCTCCAGATGTCGTTCCACCAGGCCACGACCGGTTTCGGCCACTCCCTGGACTCGCGCTCTTCCCCCTTGGCGTCGGCCAGTTCGTCCTCGATCCCGCCGAGCCATTCGCTGGCCGGGGGCATCTCGGGGATCTCGGGATTCTCGACCTGGTGCAGGACCGCTTTGGTCGAGGTCTTATTTCGCCGCTGGCGGGTTGAGGCGTCTTTCGGCGGCGCTCCATGACCTGGCATGTGTAAATCCTCTCTACGGGGCTCTCAGCGGCCATTCTAGGGCATTAGGGCCAGATACCAATGTTGTTGTGGCACAAGGTATTTGAGGGGTACTAACTATTCGTCAGTGCCTCTGACCAGGGGTTTTGCCGCAGAATCGTACACATTTTCGAGGACA